GAAACACTAAAATTGTTTTTTCCTCTTATGTGGAGAGATTTATTTCCTATTCTTATTAGAATGAAAGAAGTTAAGTATAATATGAAAGGTATAATAAATTATGATACTGATAATTCTTGTATAGAATTTGCAGGATTTATAATTAGAAGAACCTTAATAGAAAATCCAAGAATTCTTTTTTATAATTGTAGGTTATTAAATGTAGTTATGATTCAAACACCTATACACGATTGTGTGATATCTAATTCAGATTTAGACGGATGTAATACTAGTAATTCTAAATTCAAAGATAGTAGAATAAAAAATGAAGAAAATATCAATGCTGAATTCAAAAATTGTTATTTAGATGGCGTAGTTGTAATGGATTCTTACATAGATGATGGTATTTTTAGAAAGGGTTCGTATTCAAATACTGAAATTACTGAAAACACTATCGTAGTTGACGAAGATGTTGAAAACCTGGATGAAAAGGAAGATTAAAATAAATTAAATACTTTATGACTAAGCAAGAATTTTACGATGAACTTAATACAGCAATAACCGTTGGTTGTAGTTTACCATTTTCTGTTCCAGAAAAAGCAATAGATAATTTAGTAAAATATTCAGCTCAATGGTTTCATAGAAATTGGGATGATGGTGTAGAAAATATTTACCTATCAATTCCAGCATCAGTATGGAGTACAAATGAAGAATTTAAACAAACTAGAAAATTAACATTACCTAATTGCATATATTCAGTTAATGCTGTTGCAAAAGATAATACATCAAAAAGACAAATGGGGGGTGGAAGTGCTGACTTTTCTTTTGATAAATATATGACTTCTAATTTTGGAATAAATGGAGGAATAGCAGGAACCGAAGATTTGATGGGGACAGATGCTGTTTTAGGATATGTAATTGCTTCTAGTTGGGGAGATTTAACTGACCTTATTTTAAAATATCCCATAACATATACATACAGCAGACAATCAAGTAAATTATTTTTAAAAGGTTCTTTAGAACATTCACCAGATTTTTTATTAGATTGTGAAGTAAGAGCACCTTTAGAATCACTTTATAATTTAGATTTATTTTTTAATTATTGTTTAGGTCAAACTAAAATGCAACTTGCAAATATATTAGGTACATTTACTATGGACTTACCTGGTGGTGCAACTATTAATTACGATAGATTTTATGACCAGGGAAAAGAATCCGTAGATGAAGTAAAAGAAGAGGTTAAAAGTATGAGGGGTGGTAGTGACTTTATCTTTCATACAAATGGACTATAAAAATAAAAGAATAAATGGGCGCAACAGATATTTATATTAGAAGACCGCAACGTTCTTTATATAGCGAAAACGATGTAGAAACTAACGATATGTTAATTATGTTTTTACAACAAATTGAAATGGTTTTGGGAACACCACCTTCAACTGTTTTAGGTAAAGCCGATTTTGGTGTTGGTTTACATTCTTACTTATGGGATTTTAATGTAGGGGAAAGTGAATTAAAACAAGCTATAAATCAACAAATAAATCTAAATTGCTCATTATCAGGAGAATTTAGTTATAAAATAGATGTTGAATTTTTTGAGGTCGGCAATAGTGATTCAGCTGTTATTGATATAACCGTAGAAGATGACAATTTAGTTAGAATGGTTGTCAATTAAATATAAAAAACAATTGTTCGTAGATGTCAAAGAAAGCAAAAGACCAAGTTAATAAGATTATAGACAAAAGTAGACTGTTCGATGGTCAATTAAAAGAACAAATAGAAACGTTCTTAATCAAAGAATACGAAAAAAGGGATTTAAACTTTTCTCCTTCAAGTCCTTATGGACAAATTATTGATGTACTTAACGAATTAAACAAATTACAATATTTTTATTTAGAAGATTCTTTGAACGAAAGAAATCTTTTAACTGCATTCAAAGAAAATTCTATTTTAGGATTAGCAAGATTAACGGGACACAATCCTAGTAGACCAATTAGTGCAAAAGGAGAAGTTTCTCTAAAGATTAAGCCAGGAATATCTAACGAAATACCGGGACCAACTGTACAAGTTCAAAATTACAGTAAAATATTGTGCAAAAACAATCAAAAAAATTATCTAATAATTTTAGATTCTGATTCAGTTTATGTACCTAAAACTAGTTCGAAATTATTTAAGTTTCAAGTTGTTGAGGGAGAATTGAATACTTCTAACTTTATAGGTGATGGTACTGATTTACAATCTTTTAATATACCGACCAGATTTGCCGAAATAGAAAATGATATCATTACTGTTTTTGTAAACGGCCAAGAATTTAAAGGTTTCGAATCTCTTTATGACATCAAAAAAGATGAAAAAGGGATTATAATAAAAACAGGAATTAATGGTGGGGTCGATATATATTTTGGGAATAGAGATTATGGTTATATACCAGAAGTTGGAGAAGAAATCAAAGTGGAGTGGATTGCTTCAAATGGTTCGAGCGGTAATATTGGGGAATCATCATCTTCTGTTTTGTTTGAATTTGTCGATGAAGTTTCTGATGGATTTGGTGGTGAGTTGGATTTGAATGAAATTTTTGATATTAGTGTATCTAAAAAAATAACAATGGGGGCTGATGCAGAAGATAAAGAACTTACAAGATTTTTACTTAACAAAAACAGTAGAGGTTTAGTACTTGCAAATCCTACAAATTATACAGCATTTTTATCTAAATACAATCAATTTAGTTTTATAGAGGCATTCAATACTTTTGGTGATGAATATTTAGATGATGATAATGTAGTATATCTTTTCTTATTGCCGGACATTACAAGAAAGGTACAAAGCAATTCTGATTACTTTAGTACAGACATTAACAATTTCTTTCTTACCGAAGAAGATAAAGATGCAGTTTACGATGTAATCAACAAAAGTGGTAGACAGTTAATTTCAACCGAATTAGAAATAATCGACCCAGTAGTAAAGTATTATGCACTAAATGTATTCATTAGAGTATATGATGACATTATTAGCGAAGAGACAATAAAAGCAGAAATAACAAATATGATAGGGGAATATTTCTTAAAATTAAAAAGAAGAGATAAGATACCTCGTTCAGATATTATGAAATTGATAGAAGACGTTGATGGTGTCGATTCAGTATATCTTGAATTTGTTTCTAAAGATAATGAAGAAGCTATTTTTAACGGTTATTACTTCAAGAAAATTGATTATAATAATATAAGTGCAACTAGTGCTTTAGTAAAAGCTGTTAGGGAAAATAACGATGTACCTGACTTAAATGTAAGTAGTTCAATAGAAACAAATGAAAAAATTACACTTAAAGCCGGAGAAAATCCAAGTCTAGGTTTAGATGAGTTCGGAGATATTACAATAGGAAACAAAGAATTGCCAATCATTAGAGGTAATTTTACAGATAGAAATGGCATTTTATATGCGGATGGTATAAATGGTGATAATTTATCAGCACTAAATATTGTAATTAGGGAATCTATACCGAGAAAATAATATATAAATATGTCAATTAAAAAATCTCAAATAAAACAAGCATACGAACCAGCAGTTCAAGAAGAATTAGACATATTCAAAAAAACTATGTCCCCATATTTGACAGGAACAGAAAATGAAATTATGCAAGGATTTTTGAAAAGATTAGAAATGATTAAAATGAATAATTATTATTCAGTTAGACTTATTGAAAATTTATATAACTATACCGAAGAAAATCCAAATAAATAATATCAGATGTCAATTAAAAAAGAAAACTTACATTTCTTTAATAAAAAAGGAAACAACTTAAACTTATTTTATGATTCTGTTTCTGGATTGTACAAAGGAAACTATGTTCTTAGTGAAGATGCTGTTTCTGTGGATTTAATTGAATCGGAACAAATAGTTATATTAGAAAAAGTTTATAGTGCAGAATATCAAAAATTTATGTACGTAAAACCTACAAACGTAGATAACGATGCACAAGAAATAATATTCGAAATAGATAAAACTTCAACAGACGAATTCTTTACGTTTGACATCACTTTAGATGATAAAACATACTATATANACAAAGGAACTAATCAGTCCGTAGGTGCGACCTATGATGCCTCATTTACAGATGTTTCGATTGCAGGAGTTACCTATACAAATATACCGAATTCTTTTCAAATAAACAAATTACAGGAGAACTATTCAACGGCAAATATAGGCTTTTCATCGGAAGTTGAAAATTCATTTGTAGGTAAGGTAAATATGTTCTTTAAAACGGGAGCAACTAAAGTTCAAATAGGAGAAGTATTTTTATTTGTAGATACAGTAGCAGAAGATACAAGATTGCCCTTGATGTTAGAAACATTAGGACATACTTTGAATACTAAAGATTTCTTGATATTTGATTCTACTAATGTAAACGAAGAAGATATTGATTTTGCAGTTGTCAACAAAAAAAGAAAAGAACTTTTATTAGAATTTCACAATATTTTTCCGTATCTTGGTTCATATAAAGCACTTATTAATGTAATTAAGTATTTCGGTTATGAATCAGTTACTATAAAAGAATATTGGAAAAATGTAAAAGCTGATTCAGAAAATTTTGGTAAACTAAGACCGGTTGATATAGAAAGTGTGTTATTGAATTCTAATAATACAAAAGAACTTTCTGACTTGTTTCCATCAAAGGTATATTCAAAGACTAATAAATTTGGTATGTACTATCAAATCACAGAAGAAACTGGAAAATACGATGAAGACGGTTTACCTATAACTAAAGAATCTTTTGAATTTACAATTGACGAAATATTAGTTAAATTGTATGCACTTAAAGACAAGTTAAAAAAGTATTTCTTACCACTAAACAGTAGGATAATTGATATTGTAGGTGAAGCGCTTTATTATACAAAAGTAGAAATAAATTATTGGAATTCAGTTAATAGGATTGATGATATAGATATAAACATAAATCCGACCTTTGACGTATTTCCACGCAAACACGGATTCATAGAAGATTTGAGACCACTGCAATGGTTAGGTGTAAAAATAAGTCCTGACTTATTATTAGATGGGTCAGCAAATTTAAAAGTTCGAGAATTTACTCTTACGGATTCATTTTTTCGAAATAAACTAAAAATATTTGATAGTGTTTCTGGTGTAGGTTTCGAAATAATAGCTGACTATAAAAGTACAAACAAAACAAATGCATTGAAATTATATGAAGGTCTTATTAAATTAGGAGCACCTTTCGATGAATTTTACATAACGGTAGATGATAATAAAATACTTTTTGTTGAAAAAGAAGATACTGGTGCTGTTTTAGAATCTTATGTAGAACAAGGGGCATATGCCTCATCAGTTCCTGTGCTTGGTTTCCAAGATTATCTAAACGGAGTTCAACCAATAAGTACTTATGCAAAAGCATATTTACAATTCTTTTTTGATAGAGATTTTAAATTGTCAGAATTAGACAACAATGAAAATATTCCTGTTGGATATCCTATAATTTTAAAAAATACAAGTTTTGATATTAATTGGTCAGACGCAAATGTTACTTGGAATAGTGTAGATGAAAAAAGACAATACAACGATTTCAATTTTTCAAGTGCATCAGGATTCCCGAGTGGACCAACTGCATATAACAATGGCAATGACCCACTTAGTGGACTTTCTTGGGATGATTTTGGCAATGCTAATTTCTACGAAATACAATGGTACATTTACAAAAAAGCAAATTCAGTTTCACCTTTTTGGTCAAGTACCGTAAAAGGGTCACTATCTGATTTTAAAGAATGGGCCGTTAATTTACCACATCCAGGAGATTATACAGTTGAATTGACTTTATTTGATATGTACGGTTCTTATAGTAAAAATACTGAAATAAATCATATTACGGTTGAACAAAAGAATCCTAACTTTACGGCTTGGAAAATAAAAGATTTGAATTACATTAAATGGGATGATTTAGAAGACCTAACTTGGGATGAAATGGGAAGTTCGTGGGATTTACCTTTCTTACCAAATACAAATACAGACGATGCTATTTTAGCATGGCATAGTATAGACAGGGTAGAATTTTATCAAAATCTTGTAAAACAAAATGCTATACTAAGAAGCGAAGGAGATATAAATTCAAAGACTTGGAAAAACATTGGAGATAATGTTACTTGGGATGATGTTGACCACTTATATTGGGATGATTTAAGTAGTACTTATACGAAATTCTATATCAAAGATTTGAATACAGGAGCTGCAGGAGCAACCGCAAATATTGTAGTAAAAGATAGTATAGGAAATACATTAGAAACTTTCGATGAAATTGTGTTGAATCTAACGGGAAATGCATATGTCGATTTAGTTCAACAATTAAGTTCTTTAGATGAAACTACCTATCCTATTTTATCAAGTTTTATTTATGAATATAGACCAATAGTGGACTACACCGTCGCAACTATTCATCAAATAATTGCAGTATCTAAAAAATTAGAAAAGCCAAAACGATATTTCTTTAGTAGTTATTATATCAACGATATATCAAATTACAACACACCAATGAATGGATTCGGTGCTGTTGGTGATGCTGGTTCTAGTTTTGATATTTACGGATTTGACAATTATTTTAATGGTACAACAGTAGCAGACCAATCTATAACTATTGATAATATATCTTATACTATTCCATCGAGCATTCAAACACTATCAGCATTGGCTACGGATTTGAATACGAATTCTCCGTTTGGTGAATGGGGATTTAATATAGTACAATCTTATCAAGGGGTAGGAGTGGCAAACAACGATGAAAAAATATTAGCATTTAAGAAAATATTGTCAAGTGATGAAATTAATATTATTAAATACAATAAGGTTTACGGGACTAAATATGCAAGAAGTATTACAACTAATGCAACTTGGAATAGTTTAGATGTTCTTTATTATCAACGAGATGTAAAGCCGTTTACTCAAATTTATTTTAATTACGACATTTCGTGGATGCCTGGATATAAAAATCCTAAATGGAAAATAACGAAAGTTGGAACAGGAGAAGAAGTATTTACTTGGTTGAATAAATATATGGTATATCTATTTACAGACGAAGGAGAATATAACATTTCTTTAGAATTAGAAGATACAAATGGTAATATAAAAACAATAACTAAAAACGGATTGATTAGAGTAAAATCATATAAATAAAAATTAAAAACAAAAAAGATGGCTATAACTATTACAACATTACAAGGTACAAGTTCATTATCAGCAGACAGAATAACTCTGAATGATAACTTTAAGATAAATACAGATGCTATTAATAATATTTTAGGTGTTGTTGATACAACAACAGGAACAATTGACAATACCGGAGTTGGTACAAACAATGTTATTAAAACCGAAGGTCTTACTACTTCAGGAACGGCCAATAATGGAATTGAGGTTCAAACTGGAAATATAAATATTACATCAGGAAGTTTTAGAGCAACAACAAATGGTTCTTTTTTAGAATTAGGTGCTGATGGTTCTAAAATTATTGATACTGTTGTTACCGTTAGTAGTGTAAATAAACACATTCTTGGTACAACTGGATTTGTAGGGACTCAAATTTCAGAAATGACAACTGCAGAAATTACTGCAATAACAAGTTTATTAACAACAACTAGTCCAAAAATACTTACTTTCGATTCAACACTTAAAAAATTGAAGTTCTGGAATGGTACTGCTTTTGAAACTATTACAAGTGTTGTTTAGAATGATTATAAATAACGACCTATTTTTAAAATAACTTGCAATTGTCGAATATTATTAGTATATTGTGTATATATAATAAAGTTTTAAAATATTAAATATAGAAAATAAAAAATAAAAATGAAAAACTTAGAACAATTTGAAAACCTTAATGAAAATAAAGAATCTGTTAACGAAGATTTTTCAGTAGATATAGGTGGTGGTGTTGATACATCAAATCCATTTTACGATGAATCTGGTAGACAGTATTCAGAAAAATTATCTCCTAAAGCAATGAAAGCACTAAAAGGAACTGAATTAGGTAGAGCAATTCTTGCTTTTGAAGATATAGTAGATGAATATATGGATTGGAAACAATCAGCTCCAGGTGGAGAAGAAGATGATTATTTAGATGTAAGAATAAAAGGATTAAAAGATTCAATCAAATATCTTAATAGCATTTAAGTAAAGCTATTTTTTACATTAATGATACTTTTTGTAAAATATAGTTTACAAAAACAACTAATTTTAAATTTTAAAACCTACTACAATTAGTAGGTTTTTTTCTTTGATTAAATAAATAAAACTAATATAAAATAATATGGCTACACCACTATTAAGACCTTTACGCACACAAGGTGGAACAATTTATGTTTTTAACAGTGCAGCAAATGATATTGCAAAAACTTTTAGTGATGACAATGTTAGATTTACATTTAGTAAATTTGCGGCTTTAGATTTACCTAAAGTTAATCAACCAAGTAGTAATTCTAATAACATAGTTTGGCAAGCATTAGGAAATAGAGCAAACACTACAACATCAACAACTTGGAGTAGTAATTCTGTTATTACGGATTTACTCGGTTCAAATCAACAACAAAATACTTATATAGCAAATAGTTTTCAAAATTACGTTTTGAATTGGGAAAACTTAGTTCTCAATAAAACTAATTCAGATGGTAATTTATACAATACAAGTACTAATCAAACCGTAACCGAAAGGATATTTTGGAAATGGTTATCCGATTTAGGTGCAATAAGATTTGATGATGCTACTTTAAATGTAGATTCAAATGTTCCTAGTATGTACATAGAAGAACCAGAAAACCTTTCTGATTCCAGTAAAGATACGTATAATAGAGTAGTAAAATATTTAGGTGATATTGACTTAATCAACAATGTCAACAGAGGAGGAGAAGCATATACACAAGTTTACTTACATATGCCATCAGAACACGGAAACACACCTACGGTTTTGTTCAATACACTCTCTGATAATAATTACAATCCTTCTTTGAAATGGACAGGGACAGGAGAAGATATTGAAGGTAGGACTGCAGCTGCAGACCCGAGAATGTCAATCAAAGCATATTATGCTAATGATACTTCCGGTCAGAATTATTATACAACAGAAAATACATTTGGTGCGATATCTAATAAAGAAGTAAGGGTTGCATCCGATTTAGGTTTTAGTAATAGATTCAATGTAAAATTGTCTAATATGGATGGTGCTGTCATTGATTGGGATAGTGCAAAATATACTAAAGTAACAAACAATGCTAATGTAAATTCTATTTCAGAATTGAATTCAACGGCAGAAGCCGAAAACTTTTCTTTCAATACCGTATTACTTTATTATGATGTATTCAACGTATCAGACGGTTCGTTAGTAAAAAGAAATCTTTATGGGGTTTTATTTATTGATGACTTTGAACAAACTATAAGTGCAGGTTCAGATTTAAAATCATTTTCTAAATTTAAACCTAATGCAATAACTAAATTAAATGGTAATGCATATTCATTAAAAACAAACATAAAATTTGATACAAGTGCCGATAACGTAGGTGTTGAAAGAAGTATAAATGAGTTTTCGACATTTTCAATGGATTTGTTTTCGGATGCAATGGTTCAATTACAGGATGCAACAGAAAATTTTGTTACACAAGAACTTTCAATACTAGGTTTAAATACCAAAGTAGATAATTTAGAAAAGTTTTATTTCAATCAAGCAACTATTGATGAATTGAATGCAAAAATTAGTACATTACAAACTTCTGTACAAAATGCATTGATTGCCTTAGAAAGTCCTACTACTATAATAGAATTAATTAGAAATAATAGTACAAGACTAAACAAACTTGCAGCCGGAGAATTGTCAAGTGATTTATCTTATGATTTAAGTCCTTTCGTACAAGGGGCTGGTTTGAAATTAGACAAGTCTGTTCCCGGAAAGGTAATAGCTAGTAATATAGTTCAAAAATATAATTTTTTCCCTATATGTTTTAATAATTCGACAAATTTGAATTATAATGCTAATAATGGAACAGTTCCAAACGTAGGAACAAACCCGGTTAATAACAATATTATTAATTTAGGTCAATTTACAAATTACTTTAAAAACTATTCGACTGAAAAATTAAACATAGATAACGATGTCATTATAAATATAGATGATAGTATTGAAAAGTTTAAAACCGGACAAGTTTTTAGAATTGTTTTCGATACTAATTTTTCACTAGCGGACACTAGAAATCTTTACATATATACCGATGGTGAAAATAAAAGACAATTAGGTGCATACAAATGGTTAATTGCTAAATTAAATAATGTCAATTTATCCGGAACAAAACCTATAATTGAAATAATTTGTACAAACGCCAATACGTATTCATTTACGATTGATGTTTTAAGATAATATTAAATAAATAAAGAAAATACAATAAACGATATGTCAGACGTAAAGAATAGTTTAAGTTCAATTGTGGACAATCTTATAAAACTACAAAGAAATAATACTGAAATTTTAACAAAACTTTCATCAGTTGTTAATAGTGATTCAGATGTAGTAACATTAACTTTAGAAGATATTGCAAATGACAATATCAAAACAGTAACTATTCCAAGTTTCGGTGCCCTTAAAAAAGATATCGAAAGACTTGATGAAAACATAACTCAAATATCAGCATTGAATAATAAAGATGCTAGTGTTCAATTACCAGACGGTACTTTTAGAACTATTGTAAAATCTACACTAAAGAAAAGTGCTGAAGATATTACAAGCGTTCAAATACCTACTGGTTTTCAATCTAAAAGTAATTGGTTTTTCGAATCTTTCTTGAATCCTCTATTGTATGTTGGATTGAATTTTCCAGCACAATTGAACCCTGATACAACAAAGGTTAAGATGCAAAAGTTTATTTTGAACCTAGATTCAGATGCAAAATTAAATATTTTCAATTCGCAAATTAAAAATAATCCTGACTTAACGTATTCTAACTTTTTAGACATTATCAATTCAAATGGCATTTTATACACTATTGACGATGACATATTAGATTTACCACCAGTAGAACCTAGATTTTTTGGTAACTTTTCTGTACTAAGAGTATTCGAATCAACAGAAAATATCGTAGTTGATGGTGTCGATTCTACAAAGAAAACACAAAAATTTCAATTAGACAAATTAACATATAACGATAAAAATTCTAGTACATTAGAAACTCAACAATTAAAGATAGGTGATTCTTTATTAGTTAATAAGAACGATAAAAGTACAAGATATAAAGTTACTGGAATTGATTTTGAAACATTTACTATTTCTGTTATTTTGGCAGAAGGTTACGATTCAGTTAATATAGGAGCTGATAATTTATCTTTTTATCCTGTTGAGGCAATATCACCAGAAATTAGAGTTGGTATTGGATTCAATGAATATCTTTCGGTATTTTTAAAACCTATAAATCCAGATTCAAATAGACCAGCTGATAACTATTCTCCCGGGATTAGTTTCTATTCTAATGAATTGACAATAAAAGACACGGATAGCATAATTAAAACATTAGATACATATTACCAAGAAAAGGTAGTTGATTTTGGAGCTGTTTTATTTTCTATGACACAGGAAAATATTCCACCAGTTTCAAAAGCAATTGTTCCTAATGTTCCTGAGGCTGTAGCAAACGATTTTAAAGTTGTTCAAATAAACAAACACGCAACGGATGGACAATCTAACGAAGATATCAAATCACTTAATAAAGAAAAGTTATCACTAAAAAGTGAACTAGGAGATTTAGATAAGGCGATTTCTACTAAAAGACAATCAATTTCTACTAAGAACTATAAATCAGATATTCAAAGAGATTCTGATGCCAATCAATTAAAAACATTAATAGAAAAAAGAGCCGCAACCGAATCACTTTACAATTCAGTTGTTTCAGATATTCTAACTAAAGCAGAAGATAAAACAACATCAACCGCCAATGCAAAATATAGAGTTAGAGGTTTTTGGCCTTTACCTACAAATAGGATTGCATCGGATGGTTCAGAACAAAGTGTAATTCAATTTAAGATTGAATATAGATATCTTACTAAAGGAGGGGCTGCAAATAATTTACAAGAATTTGACTTTACGGATGCAGACGGAAATACACAAAAAGGTGTTTATTCTAATTGGGTTTGCATGAAGTCTTCTTTAAGAGAAAGATTCTTTGATATAAATACTGGTAGGTATTATTGGAAAGAACAAAGTACAGAAAACGGAGAACAAGTTAATATAAATCAACTTGACATTCCAATTAGACCAAACGAAACAGTTGAAATAAGAATAAAATCACTTTCGGAGGCTGGATATCCAGCTAATCCTATTGAATCTGAATTTTGTAATATAGTTTCTATTGAATTTCCGGACGATTTAGGTATTTCAAAGGACATTTTATCAATTATTGATGAAACTAACAACGAAAAAGTAAAGGTTAGATTAAACGAAGATTTAACTGAAAGAGGTGTATATACGCATATTGATGACCAATTCGTTCAAAATAGCATAACTTGGAAACATCAATCGGCAAATATTGCTTCTGGTTTTCTTTCTGAAGAAAGAAACATAATTAGTTTATTAGATTATCTAAAAAGTTTAGAAGATAAGATTTCATCTTTAGAAGCTCAAATAAATAAGACCGTTGGTATTTTACTTGTAAAAGTAGAAGACGAAGCTGGTAATCAAAAAATTATCCAAAATAATACTAGCACTTCAATTTTTGCTGGGAACTATAAAGATGAAGTTTCGTCTTTAGATGAACCTAAAGGAACTATAATAACTAAAAACTATTTTATTAGAATAGAAAATGAAGCTGCAACCCCTATTCAATTGTCGGCTGCACTAGTAGACAATAATGCATCAAATGATGATTTCGGTAGTAAGTTTGAAAGACCCACATCACAATATCGGAATCCGAGTTTAGGATTAAGTAATCCTTCAATAGATGATTTGACTGCAACAGATAAATTGGCACAAAATTTACCTTATCAAAGTGCTCAAGTAAAAGGACAATTTATATATTCTAGAAATCAAGATATTACTGCGGTAAAAACTCTTTATAAGACTAATGGTTCGTTAACCAATGATTTTTACACATTCGATACTGCCTTAGTTACTGGAGCTGGAAATTATAAAACAGACAATAAGTTTTTTATATGGGATGGTACACTACCGACAGTTAGTGATATACAAGGGGAAGAGGTTGATGGTTTTACTTTCGCATCAAACCAAGTTTATGTTCATTGTCAGCATCCTGATTTATCCAATATCCCTTTTACTATAAGTCCAAGTGGGACATATCAAACAGTTGACGATTGGATATTTAAAAATGCAACAGTTTCAAGAAATGCTAACGAAAAAGTTGGTGACACAACAACAGCAACATCCTTTTTTGCACAAACTGAATATGCTAGAGGAACACTAGGTTCATATTCTGACATTACTAACAAAATATCTTTTCAAGAAAATGATAAATATTTATTAGGTAAACGTTCTTGTGGAAGTTATTTATATCTAAGTCCTTTAAATTATGATGACATCAGAGTTGATGGGAATGATAAAAAAAGTAAAAAAGAATTACCTACTGGTTCTTCAAGTGCTGTTGTTTTACAAGTTGTATATCAATATAGAATGACTGATTATTTTGGACCTGGTAAGTTAGGTATAGGTAAAATATCAGGTGAAGATGGAGTTACTCAATTACAATATACAAAAATTTTAGGATTGGATATATATTATGATGAAAGTAAATTTTCTTTTGACCTTGAAGTAACATCAAGATATAAATCTAATTCTATTGGTACATCAGACGTACCAAGTTCATCGTTTCAAAATACTATAAATCAAACTACTAATAGTGTAAGTCAAATTACACCTACTATTTCGTAGATGTACTTTACTAAAATTATTTTAGAAAACCTACTATTTCAGTAGGTTTTTTATTTGATTAAATATTGAAAATAGATACATTGGAATGGCAAAGGTATTCACAAATAAAACATCATATTCTTTATTAAAAACTAATCCTAAACTTACAGGAAATATCAAAATGGTAGTTGATAGTAAAGGTGATATTTTTATTGAAACTATTGATGCTAAACCAGAACTTACAAGAAACAAATACAAAAAAGTTAAATTAGACTTAGAAAATACTTGGTCTAGTTCAATTTATAATTTTTTCAATAAAGGTTCGATACCTAAATCACTTTTTTATGCAATAAAAGACGATGAAGATTTCTATTCTATAAAAACTGATTTTAGTAAACAATATTATACGGATTATCAACAGGGAGTTAAGCCAAAAATTTCTAAACTGTACGATGAGCAAATTTCTTACTTAGCGCCAATATGGTTAGAACCTAACGACATTCCGGAACATTTTGCAATTTTCAAGATACCCGAACCGGTTTCAGTTTCTACGAAAAATCAAGATAAAGATAAACCTTTCGATGAAGATACTGAAAAACAAATTTACAATGCAAACTATTTCGATACTTTCCCTGATGGAACAGGAGTAACGGGGGCAACTGCCAGTGATTATTTTTTCAATACTGTACTTTCTAAAGCAAAACTACATAAAGTTTTTGACTTGGATTCAGATTCTACATTAGGTAAGTATTTAAGAAATCACATAAATGATGCAGAAATGCCAGAAAGTTCTTTAGATATTGATTGGAATATAAATTCTAATAGTACAGTAAATGGCATATCATTAGAACAAAGTGGTTTCGTAAAAAAAGCATTAGATGTATTCGGTGAATCTTTTCCAATAGATAAAACAGTAACTGAATTTGATAATTTTGTTACAAATCAATTTCAAAATAAAGGAGTTGTGCATCCTAATATAATAAACTTAGAATTTTTATTCGATGATGAAGAAGATGATGATTTTACAGTCAACAGATATTTTGGTGTGTATTTTAATAAAAATGACATATCTAAATTTAATTTAGATAGTAAAGCATTCTATGATAAAAAATACGATAATATAGAACAGAATAAAGATATCGAATCTATTTTTTCGGTTGATGCGCTTTCAGATTCTAATATTGTATTAGAAAATAAAAAAGGCGTAAAACTATTTGTAGATTACGGTTCCGAATATAGCGTACCCAGTTCCGACATAAAAGGAGGTAGTTTTTTACCTTACGTATATTCAATAAGTGCCGGAGGTTCTGGAAATAATAGATTTTACGATTTAGAAAATAACTACGATTGGCAAAGTAATGAATTAATATTAAAAGATAAATTTATAAACACAAGAGATTTCAAAGGATTTAAAAAAGATAGTGTAGGTATAATTCCTTCTACAAAAACAAATAAATCTGGTAGGTCTTATTTTGAATTTAAAATTACAGGAACTATAACTTCATTTGAATTAAGAATAAAAGATGTAGATGAATACAAAGCAGATTTCAATCTAAATCAAGTTTTCGTAGGTGATGTAGGATTACCTAAAGGAACGTTTGTTGATAACAAGTTTTCTTTACAAGGGGCACCTGATGAAGTTGCAAATGCAATAGTTACTGCGATAAATTCATATTCAGATTCTGACGAAGATTTCAATATGTATGCAATTACTAAGTTTGATAAGGTTATTGTTTTTACTAGGGGAATTAACGAATATTGGAATAAATACAAATACTTGATTTATAGTGATGATATTAATTTTCCTAATGCTATTGAAGTACCTTATAAAACTTTCGGCAATCTTACAGATTTCAATACAAAAAGAGCAACACCTGGACCACAAGGTTCAACAGGACCTGCATTTTTAGATTACGATGCCATTGTTTCAAGTGCTGCATCTATGTTTATTAGTTCAGATTTTAGTATCTTAGAAAGTAATTTAACAAACGGAAATAATGTAAGTGAAAATAAAATAAGAATTCCTATTGAATTTAGTAGTTATTTTAATACATCTTTATTTTTGAAAACTAAATTTTGGTATTCTAAAATAGTATCAATTGATGGATATTTAGATGAACCCGTTTATGAAAATGGTAGAATCGTAGATTTTAAAAATTTCAATAGTTATAAAACTATAAATTGCACAGATGATATTTGGGTCTCTCCGGGAACATATTCAGAATTATATGAAATAGAAACTAACAAAGTAGGATTAATGTCTATGTATCCAATTAAACAATTTGATGTTGACCAATTTAGAAGTGAATACGGAAAAGATGGTGATGGTAATATTGAAAAATTGAATAAACAGTATATTGCCAAAGCTGGAAGTAGTGCATCACCGTTTATAACTTATTATCCTAATGCTGCTAATATAGCACCTAATATAACTAATTTTAAAGATACTGGATTTAAAAGATTAACAGGAAAAATAGATGAAGTAACTGGTGATATTCCAACTATTGATAATGAATACGATAGACTTTCAGAAAACGAATTGCCTCAATTGTCTATAAAAGGTAGAATTATACCTTATATTAATAAATGGGTTTATGATGATGACGGAAAAGATGTTAGAGAAAATAATTATAGAATGACTAGCAATAGTGCTTTTAGTTATGATAATTTTTCTCCTTCATCTAAAAATATTTTACCTGATTTTAGATTCTTTACTCACGAATGGTACTACCTACAAAAATATCCATATTACTTAACAACAAAAGAAAAGATTGAATCATTTTCTTATTTTGAAAATTTGATAGAAAAAGGTAGTTATGAACTCGGAGCTACGAGCAATTTAGGTATAAAAGATATAACAGAAGATAAGTTTATAGAATACTTTACCGAATATAAAGTAGGAAATTACTATTTTCCAGCAAAAAGAAAATATTCTATAATAAGTGGAGGTAACGAAGATTCGTTTGGTGAAACTTTTTTTAGAGGTTCAAAAATAAAATTCAAAAGAAGAGTTGAAAGTGATGTTGTATTAGATTCTAATATAGAAAACATAGGAGTTTTTAAAAGTGATGAATTCAATGGATATAAATTTAGTGCTATCTTAACTAACAATACAGATAATGCATTAAAATATTCTGTAATTGAAAATAAGAAATATAAAACTATAACTATGATTATAGAAGCCAAGTTGCAAGACTATTGGTTGAACTATGATGAAAGCAATACTTTCGGTGCAACGGCCTTACTTTTAGATAGAAGTTCATTGTATATTTTAGAAGATAAATTTGAGACTACTATCGGGTCCCGGGATAAGTATGCCGACATAAATTTGAATGGTTCAATTTCTCCTTTTTTAGAAATCTCAGGAGCTATTGTTAGCAACTTTACGAAAGATGCCTCTTCTGGTTTTTATACGATAAAGGGAATTCAAAATAAGGTAAACGGTTCTATACCTAATTTCATAAATCAAATTGTACCATTAGATGATGGTACTTATTCTAAAATAAGAATAGATGTAGATGCTGTTAGATACTTAGAAATAGATGACATTATTTCCGTAACAAAAAATACTATATTAGCCAAAAAATTTAACACAGTAACATATTTTACATTAAGTGGAATTGAAAACATAGTAAATACAATTCCTATAAATACGACCTTTCTTCCATTTTATCCAGCACCTAGTATTTGTGTAGATAAAATACCTACATATATAGGGGGTGGGTTTAATGCATATAAAGGTCTAATAAATGAACTAAGTTTTGCAACTATATTTGACAAAATAAATACAGGAAGTCCTGATATTAATTATCTTACTGTAGATGAAATAGGTGCGACTGCAGTAGAAACTAAAAATACATTCTTAATAGAATTTGAAGACTATTCTACTAATGTAAAAGCAGATTACTTGACAACCGAACCGATTATATTTAACGGATTGGCAAATACTGATTTTCAACCAATAGGTTCTAAAACAGTAGGTATGAACAATACTTATTTTTCAACTATGTTTAGATTCAATGGAAAGTTTAATCCAAAGGTCAATGATGTAATATATTTTAGTGAAGATTTTGGTACAAAATTTACAGATACAATAAGAAAGCAATTAAGATTTACAAATACAAATTTCTTTAGTACTTATCCAGATTTTGGTTTGTACAAGCAATTGTATATAAATAAAGTTAACGAACAAAATCCGTTAACAATTCTTACATTGAACAAAGAAAGTTCACTAAGACCAGAATTTTGGAAACCAAAAGAAATTTCCCTTGATAAACAAGATTCCTATATTTTTAGGAGTTGTTGGGACCACAATTTTCATAAAAGATACGAAACTAAATCTACTTTTACAAGTTTTCCGGGATATATCGAACCTAAAGAAGTAGGAAGTTTTTTAGCGTCTACGATTATGAACATAACAGATGATATTAAAATTGAAAAGTATGGTTCTTTAAATATTGTTATTGATAGAAATCAAAGCAATGTTATTTCAGGACAAATAAAAAATACACAAGAATTAATTGATACTATTAATCCAAGTTTAAAACCCTTGTTTGAAAAATACGTAAATAGTTCTTATAACTTTCAAAAATTAGATACCTTAGATGATGATATTGAAAGATATACAAAAGCAAATATTTTACCTAGATATTCTTCAAAAGAAATATATGCGTATGTAAAGTATAGTTCTAAATTATCAAACGAACCTATTTTAGAAACTAGTAAAACCGAACAAGAATTGATATTAGATGGATTTATAAAATTAAGAAACATAAGTTTTGTTCAACAGAAATTTAATGATTTTGATTTTAACTTTACTTATAACAAACCGAGTGATAGAAATGTAACCCTAGCTTTTATAACTAAAGTAACTACGGTTTAGTTATTGATTAAATATTCTAAGTTCGGGTATAATACCCCTTAAAATAAAGTTTATTGCATGGCAAATATACACATAAAAGAATTATTCGGTTCTGATAATATCACAGCTTTAACAGAAAAAGTTAATTTTAATTTTGACCAATTAATACTAGCCGGAGGTGGACCCGAAGGCCCAATTGGACCAACAGGAAATACTGGAGTTGCAGGTCCGGACGGAAGAAGAGGTTCACAATGGGTGGCCGGTTTTGGTCCTACTACAATTAATTTACCAACAGATGGTGTTTATAGAAAGAATGACTTTTTATTAAACGATGGTGGTAGTTTTGTAGGTGGTGCAACTGGTCAAGTATGGTACTATAATTCTACTACTTGGGTTGATTCCGGAATAAATTTAAGAGGACCAAAAGGAGACCAAGGAGTAAGAGGAATGGGTGCAATAGAATTCTTACCTGGACTTTTACAAGGTAGTAGTTTCGTTCCTAATTATACAAACACTACCACTACATCATTACAACCAACAATTAGTGATTATATTACTCAAATAATACCAGAAAACGACCAAGATGATTATGACAAAGGGGGTGTTGGTTTTATTAATGCCGGTGTAGATTTTGCAGCAATAGGATATGGTAACAATTCACTTGTTTTAGGTAGATATGCAACTCTTTTTCCAACCGGAACAAGTGGTACTCATTTAGAACCTCCAACAGGAGTTTTACCATTGATTGGTTTTCCAATTCAAGAGTCTAATGTTCCTATGCTTTTAGTTTCACAAAATGACTACCAAGACCCGAGTGGTTTAAACAATACTTATACTAATGGTATTTCAATAGGTTTAACTAAATCACATCCAGATGCTGATTATACATTAAATGATGGAATGAGAGGGATTCCTGCAAATTATTCTAGGTATTCAAATATTAGTATAGAAAATAAACATGATGATTTAAAGATAGCAACCGGATACCAATCATTATTAACTTTGTCTGCATCAAGTAATTCAACTTTCTTTAGACTTGGAAATACTATTGCAAGGACTGGACAAACTTTAGATGCTAGGAGTACTAAATTACAAACAGAACAATATACAAATTTTAAAATCGAAAATACTTTTTTTACAGACTTATCTGATATTAGTAATAATACTAGTGGAAAGGAATTCATAACTAATGCTCAAACTACTTTCTTTCAAAATAAGAAATTTTATGCATCAGATATAGATGGTAGTACAAATAACGATACTAGAAAATTAATTGCAAAAACTTTTATCGGTTCAGAAGATGAGTTAGATGGGGGAGCTAATGAATTAGTATTTGTTAATGGTGATTCACTTACAACTGACGCTGATGGTAAAAAGATTTCAAGGTCAATTGACCCAACTACAACTGGGACTACCCCTTCCGATTTTAATAAACGTTCTATGTTTGATTCAAATAATAGAGATTTTGCATTTAGAATTGGACAAACTACCGTACAACCAGGAAGAATGATTGGAGTTAATTCGAATGGAACACCTAATATAGATTCAAATTTTGCTAATAAAATAAACATAACCTATCAAGGTCAAGGATACGATACACCTTTTATACAGTATTCGGGTATAGATTTAACCAACACATATAACGGTTCGATATCAAGTGGAACATATGAAGGTTATGCGGCTTATGCTGTTATTCCAAATGATAGTGCATTAGAAAAAGTATTAGGTTACGACATAAAAGACCCAATAGGATTTTCATCAACAGAAAATAAAAGTGGTTCTAGGTCAATGTCGAGAATGGGTATATATCCAGGATTTTTTAGAAAAGACAAGACCGGTAATGTGTATATTGGTGATGCCGATGCAAGACAAAAGAAATTCTTTGATGTTGCACACAGAATGATGCCAACCGGTTCACTAGATGTATTCGGAACAGTAAGAATAAGAGAACAAGAAACAACAGATAACGGTGCAAAAGATGGATGGATAGTAGTAAACAAAAAAGATGGTATCTTAGGATTTCAAGACCCTAATGCGGCTTCAGGAACAGTTGGAACTGCTCTTTTTTCTATTATTATGTTTCCAGAAATGGCATCAAATAAGTTTAGTTTTTATGTAGAATCCAGACAAAAATTCGGAGCCTCTTCAACAGCTGTTGGAGACGGAAAAGCATATAACTATACAAATACAGTTGTTCCACTACCAACAGGAGGTACTGGTAGGAACTACCCATTTGCAGCATTTCCTGGAAAAGGTTCTGATGAATTGCAAGATTATTATATGTGTAACGGTGCAGTACTTGCCGATTCTAGAGATATAGTTGCAACGGGGCCTTTTTCAAAAATGAAAGGTATGAACATTTCTGCACAAAATGGAAGTTCAAAAATTCAAAATGGGACACCAGTACCGACTTCGGGAATTACAGATTTCGATTATGAAGTGAATCCAGATTTTATAGGAATTGCTGGTCAAACGCACATTACATCACCACAAATACCAGCAAGTGCAGGAACTTGGTCTGATTTTGTAGTTAAGTATTTTAACGATAAAGGTTCTTTACGTAATAGTGGAGGTGCTTGGGGATATAGTGTTTTAGCGGGTGCAGATGCAGATTCTAAATTTAGAGTTGTTCTACCTAATTATTTTGGTAGGGTTGCAAAAATGCAATTCCCAGATTCTGATTTAGTAGTAAGAGCAATTTCAGGCCACAAATTAAGTCAAGACCCGGGAATAGCCGGTGCTTATAATGCTACCGGTTATGCTAATGGACAAGCAAGAAATAATGGGTATGTTTATTACGGAACTAATAATAAATACAATGCATCTTGGATGATGAAAGGTATGTTTGATTCCACAGGATTTCCTTATCTTAGTGGTTCACAAACACCTAAGATGGCAATGCCAAAACATAGACACACTACTGGAGGTGATGACCCGCTAATAACAGATTCACATCTTGAGCCAAACCATTCTCATGGATACAGAGGGTTTAATGATGTTAGAAAAGACAATAGTAACAATGACCAAATTGGTGTAAAAAGTAGGGGTAATATTTCAACTGACCCTATTGATTATGCCGGTGATGCTGCTGGTGGATTTACACATTCTCACTCGGTTTCTGGTAAGACTAACTATACTGGCGATTTGGCTGGAGGTAATCCAGATGTTAATGACTATGATATAGACCATTACTATATAACAGGAACAGGATTCTCTAATGCTACATTTGTATTGGCCCCACATTTTGCATATGATGTTGATGGAATAACAGGTGGTGGTACTTATTCTAATTTTAGTAACTGGATAAAATACTCACCGAACGATAACGTAGATAGTTCTGCCGGAGCTGTTAATGGTGGTAAAGCTGATATATCAGGACAAAAATTTATTACACCACCATTTAAGGGTACTATAATGGCAATTTACCTAAAGGGATTAAGAAATCCAAATAGAGGAAATAGCATAATAACTGATTTACATTTTGTCGGTGGTGTTCCGACATGTGGAGAACCAACAAGTGCTATCACAAACGCAGATATGTCTTGGTATTCCGATGCCAACAGCAAAAGGTATTCAAAAGTACATTCGACATCAGCAATATATTCTGATGGTAAATTTAATACTACAACAGGAGCGAAAACGAATGAATGGTGGGTTGATAATTTCTACGAATATGGATATCAAGATATGTCAAGAAATGATGATACTATGCATCCGTATTCATTTGTAGATGCAATAGGACAGAGAAACACATCACGATTAGATTATAATACGTATAGTAACACAGATTCAAGAAAATATACAAATATGCTATATAAATCTAACATAACAAAAGAAAATGATTTCGATGTATATTCGTAACATATGAAAATAGGTAAATTAGAAATATCGACAAATACATTTATTATTGCTTTACTAGTAGGGGTTATTCTCCTATTAGTAAAATGCAATAATGATTCAAGAAATAATTTAGAAGCTCAAAGTATAATAAGTAAAAATAATATACAAGTACTTAATGATTCAGTAAATTACTTGAAAGGAAAAAATGGTCAATTTATTGCAGAAAGAGGTGTTCTTATTGCCGATAAAAAAGATTTAAAAGAATTAAATTCTGAATTGTATAATAAAATAAATGATTTAGAAGAATCTATTCCTAATCTTAAACCAAAAGTAGTAATTGATTATAAAACTAAAATAGAACACGATACAATTTATATAAGTTCTGATTTAGAATTGATTAATGATAGTTCATATATTGTAAACTTTAAAAAAGATACAGTATATGATGAAAATAATTCTAGAAGTTTAGAAGGGGAAATATCTATTGGATTACTTGTTGATAGTATTTCTAAATATAATAACGTAAAAGTTAGTAATGTAAAATTGACTAAAGACATAATAGATATGAATGCAACTTTAGTTTTAGGTACAAAGGATAAAGAATTGAAAGTTTGGTTAGAAAGTAAGTATCCTGGTTTTGAAGCTAGTAAAATAGAAGCTGTAACTTTAGACCCATCAATTCATCCTGAATTAAAGAAATTAAATAATAAAAAGTACAGTGTTGGTCCTTACTTTGGATTGGGAATAGGTCAGAATTTATATATCTTACCCACATTCGGAATCGGAATACAATATAGTATTTTCAAATTTTAACAAAAGACAATGAACGTATTTCTAAATTTAGACAGTTCTGATTTCTTACTCGAGTATATTTATACAGATTCGGCAAGTCCAGAAATAATAAACACAACCAATGCACCTTTTTACTTGATGCAAAACGGTCACGATGGGAGTTCATTGTTGATGAATCAAGATGCTTATGGTGCGACCTCAAATAATACAAGAAGTCGTTCTGTTGTTCAAATTGATACACCATCAAAAGAATTTGCTCTTTTAACACCTAATAAATTAGGTGCAGTATATAATGACTACGATAGTAAATTAACAAGTACAGCTTCGTTACCAGTAACATATGCAGTTGGTAATACAGAAGGAATTCAATACGATACTGTTAGATTACATTTTATTCAAGGATTTACCTTTAATGATTTTTTCTCTGGAATAAACATTGATATTAGTATCAAAGATAAAGCAGATAAAAAAATAAGTTTATTGAGTGCTATTTATAGAAGAGAAGATAATTTTGAAATAATGAATCCTAATCCGTTCTTATATTCGGGTAGACAATATTCATCTTATGTTGAATTTAAAATTCCATCATTAAGATTCTTAATTAATAGTTACAAAGTTGATTATGTTCAAGGTGCGGATAGTGATATACTTGCATATAAAATTACAAACGGAGTAGGTTTTACTGACAATACTCTATTAGATGTTAGTGCTGGTAAATTTTCAGATTTAAGAAAATTAGATAATCAAATTTATACTAAAAGAATTTCGGGTTCATCTACATCTATATCATCAAAAGATGATTTTGGTGATGTTGGAGTTTATGTTAATGAAAGCACAAGTGGAGATTTTATAGAATTTTATGGAACTTATAATGGTATCATATTTGGTGATTACATACAAAGTTTAAATAATAGTGGAATAGGTAATCATATTGCAGTACACAAATTGAGCATAACCGAACAATTACCTAATACGGTAGGAAGTTATAATATTGTAGGTAGATATAATCCATTAACAAATGTGCCAAATTTAAGTGATAATACTTTCTTAGCAAATTTTACAACTGGAGATTACTGGGTAGCAACAGAAACTGGATATTCTTCTCAGATAAATGCAAATGTAAAAAAAGGTAATTTTATTGTATATGACCCAAGTTTAGCATCGGCAATAAAAGTCACCGTTATTGATTCTTACGATATTCAAAATTATGCAAACATTTCTCAAATAATCAGAACAGGAGAACAAGAATTTATACAAGATAGTGATTTCGGAGAAGCAAATACATTTAGACCGGTATTAAAATTCGGAGGTAGTGCATTATCTTATAAATTGAATTATACATTACAAATATTCAATACAACTACTAATTCTACTATTGAAAAATCAGGTTCATATGTTAGTTTCGAACCTCAAAAATATGGAAAAGAATTATTGAAATTGAATACTAGAGATAATATTCAAGTATTTAATGTGTTCAATAAAAAACCAATAACAACAATAGTAAACACAAGTTCTGCAACTATTAGTAATGGCATAGAAAGTACAGATTTATATAGTAAAAACTTAACTGCATTCAAACAAGTTAAAAGTGTACATTCAGGAGTTACTGAAGTTAATATAGATTCGGAAGGTAAAATAACACCGAGTGTGAATCCAGATTCGGTAACAAATATACGAGGTCAAGGAACAGCAACCGTTTATATTTCACCCTTTGATACATTTTTACAGTTTTCATTATACGAACAAATTGAAGATAAATCTTTTAGAAGTATTGACTTGAATAAAGTAGGTACAATTTTTATGAATTTTACTAATAAGAAAGGTGAAATTATAAAAATAGAAAGTACAAAAAATAAAAATGTAGATGAATCAAAAGGTCAAGTTCTCTTTAGAATTAAATCTGATTTATACAATCAAGTTATAAATTCTGGAAATGATATATTTTTTATAACTTGTAAAGTTGGTAAAAATAGTCCAGAAAGTCCGCTATATACGGGTAGATATAAAGACTATGCAAAAATGATAGAAGATGAAATAGAATTATTAATAAATCAACAAAGGCAAGTGATAAGCGATTTGAATGAAAACGTATCAGATTTAGATAAAAGATTATTGATTTCAATAAAAGAAAACTTGGCTGCAAGTGCATCCAATGAAGAATTAGAAGCAAAGTTAATGAAAGTAATAAAATCAAATCTTACTAAAAGCTCGACAAATAAAGAATTAGAAAGAAAATTATTAGAAGCATTATCATTAACTAAAATTACAAAAAAACCTGGTTCGACAGCTAACGATAAAGCAATTGATGATAATTCAATGAATATAAAATCTAGTACATTTAATCCATATGGCCCAACAAGTATTAAAGGACCAACTAGTAGAATGCTCACACCGGTAACTGGACCGACAAGTAGAAGAGTTTCGGGACCAACTAGTAGAAATAGATAAGTTTATTAAAAAGTATTTAGTTATATGAGACACCTTGCAAGAAAAGATTTATTTTATATTGAATTTACTAAAAAGTTTATTCCAGATAAAATTGAAGAATTCTATAAACCATATGTAAAGAATATGCCAACTCAGTTGGAAAGTCCTAGAACTTTAGTAGAAAGTACTTTACAAGGTGTTACTATTCCTAGTTATCAATTTGACGGAGTTGAACAAGGTTTTGTTGATACTCTTAATAAGAACGAAATAAAAACAACTTGGCGAAGTACTTTAAATGCACAAGATTTAACAGAAAAAAATCTTACGTTAACTTTTAAATTAATAAATGGATATGTAAACTATTGGATTCTTTTAGATACTTTTTTCTTTCATTATGATATGAAAAATCCTGAAGCGTTTATTGGTGATATCACTTTAAGAATGTTAGATAATCAAGAAAACATAATGTTTAGTAGAGTATATCGAGATTGCATCTTAACAGGAATTAGTGATTTCGAACTTAGTTATTCTGAAAATATTCAGACATTTGAAACTTTCAACATTACTTTGCAATATAGTAAAGTTGAATCAACTTTTGCCAATCCAGGAAATCCCAATACATTTACCAGCAATCCCAGTAATTTTACAGGAAAGATAACTTGATTAAATAAAAAAAAGGATACTAAGTGAAGAAGTTTAAAAATATACGCAATCTGTTACCATTCGATACTTTGAATGAGGAAAAGAAAATGTCTTTAGGTAGGTATTTACAAGGTTTAAGAGATTTAGAAAGTGCGGCAAGGGATGAAAAGAATCCATTAGTTACAAGTAGAGCTACTAAAGAATATTATAATAGAGCTATGCAAATAGGTAATAAATCGAATCTTTTCGGTAATAAACTCAGGAGAAAGATAAACAAAATTAACAAAGAATTTGCTGTTTTGGGTAGAGGTAAAAAAACAAATATAATTGTTGCTGATAATATTGCGCTAATTCTAAAAGAAATTGAAAATCAAGAAAAATTAGGAATTTTTAATGAAAATGAATTTGCGGCAACACTCGGTTCTGTTAATGGAATGGGTGCTGTTGAAATACCGGAAGTAGGTGGTAAATTAGGTAGTGGTGATGTGTTCGGTGGAACAGCTGATGATGGCGTTTCGGTTCAAGAACCAGAAAAGACTATTTCAATGAAAAAATTCAAAAAAGTTAAAGAAGATAAAAACATTTCAGAAAAGGAAATTTATATACCATTAAACGATTTCGGAGACCCAGCTTCTTTAGTACAAATTTTAGCAACTGAATTATCAAAAGGAAATTCTGAAGACTTTTCATCTATCGTACCAGAATTAACTAAATTAGAAGTTAGTTACAACGGACTAGTAGATATAAAATCTTTAGATACTATTTCAAGAATATTAGATACTGATAAAAAAGTTCTAAAAAAGAAAATGGATAAAATAATATCTAAGAATATTGAAGTATTAGAAAATTTACAAGTAGAATTGTTAATAAAAGTAATATCAGACCCAGAATCTTTAAACGAAGGAATAGTAGGTAGAGCATTGGGAGGTATAGCTGGTTTTGCATTAGGACCAAAAATTGGAAGAGCAATTGCAAGAGTTCTTGGTATAGAAAAAGGACCACTTTTTAATGTTCTTACTTCAAGAATAGTTAGTGCGGCATTAGCTCAAGAATTGACAAAAAAATTATTTTAATTATGAAACCATTAAACGAATTCCTAAATGAATACAGAGACTATGTTGGGGAAAGAAACATAGAAAGAAAAAAGGAACTTTTGTCTGCTGAAAGAACAATAAATGATAATAAACTTCTTAGTAAAAAACTTAAAGAAAAAGGATATGTTGTTAGGGTTGATGGCCCTCTTTTTAGCAAAAGTGCAAGTGGTATGGACCGTATATCGGTTATTAACAAAGGAAAAGACATTTTCAGAATATTTCCACCAACGGTTCATAGCAAAGAATGGTCTATAATTTTGATGGAGGTAAAAAATGGATATATGTCGTATAAAAGGCAAAAAGACACTTATAATGAAAAAGGATTATCTTCAGTAATAAACAGACTTATAAACTTATTAGAATAAATTAATTATAATGCAATACTTATTTGAATTTTTTAAAGAGGATAAAAAGATTAAAAAACACGAAAAACTTTTAATTGATTCTGTTATTGAATTTATGCAAGATAAATTAAAATTCAAACCTAATAGAATAACAGTAAAGAAAAAGTTTTCTGATACACATATCGGTGATGTTGTACTTAGTGATGCATCTATAAATAAAGGTAAATTTACATTACATTTTAATCCAAATCAAGGTTATAGAATGATAATAGGTGCATTGATACACGAATTAACACATGTTAAACAAATATCAAATGGTGAACTTAGACCATCCGAAGATTGGAAATCTGTCTTATGGAAAGATGATACAGAACTTTCAGTTAAAGATTATAAAAAAGCACAAAAAAACTACGATAACTATAAAAACCTTGCTTGGGAAAAGGAAGCATACGATAATCAAAACAATCTAAAAAACGAATACATTTCTTCTAAGTATTTTAAAAATCTTAAAGGACAAGACGATACTTTAGATTTCATAATTGATAATATATGAAACAACTAAAACAAACAGACTTAAAAATTATAAGAGAAAAATGGTACAAGGAACAAAATGGTATTTGTCCTATACTTGGAAACTATTATGATATTTCGGAATTTTGTATAGACCATCAACATAAACTTGTAAAAGAAGTTGCTGATGAAACAGGGAAAGGATTATGCAGAGGTGCAATTCAATTTCAAGCAAATGCATTAGAAGGAAAAATTACAAATTCATTCAATAGATTAGGTTTAAGTAAACACATAGATATGATTACATTTCTTAGAAACCTTGCTGACTATTTAGAAAGTAATAAGATTCATACAGATGAAAAATTGATACACCCAAATGAAGCACCAAGAAAACCTATTTTAATGAAATCAAGTTACAATAAGTTAGTAAAAGAAATTAATGGTAAACAAAAAGTTCCTGAATTTAAACAAAAGAAAGGTAACTTAACAGCACCATTAAAAAAACTATTTGAAAAATATAACATAGAACCACAATTTAAAAAGTCATGAAAAAACTATTTAGATATATGTTTAGGTGGCAAATGAGCACACCTATATTAGCAATTATTCCTTTTATACTATCCAAGTATAACATTTCAAATTTCTGGATAACAGCTTTTATTGCTAATGCAATAGGTTCTTTAATATTTTTTAAAGTAGATGAATATATCTTTTCTAAAGAAATGACAAGATTTCAAAGGTTAAGATTGAAAGTTCTCAAAAGAAAAAAGAAAAAACTAAAAATCAGGTTTTGATATTCGCAAATCGTAATCGTTAAAATTTTCAAACATTTCTTTATCGGCTTTTAATCTTCTATCAACTGAATCAGCATCGTTTCTATTTGATAATCTTATTTTTCGAATTCTTTCTTCAATATCTAAATAAATAATAAACGAATTCTTTCTATCTTTTTTTGCTAATTCTAATATTGCCGGTGGTGTCATTATGAATATTTCAGCACTATTGAATTCCTTTAAAGATGTTCCATAAAACCATCCTCTGAATTCTTTATATTCGTATAGTTCTTGATTTTTAATCATTGAACTAAATTTTTCAGAACTACAATAGTAATAATCTATTCCTTCAATTTCACCAACTCTTGGTTTTCTTGTTGTAAAAGAAACACTTGGATTAAATCCTTTCTCTACGAACTTATTTTTAAGATAATCCTTTCCAGAACCACCAGCACCTACGATTATGATTTTTTTGCCCATTATTGAAAAACTACTTCTATTTCTAAATCTTTTAGTTTTAATTCAACCATTAAGATTGTTTCTTCTTTATTTACGAAATGACAAATAACTTTGTCTATCTTTACTCTTTCAGGAACAACTATGATTTCTTCTAATAGATAATCAGTAACTACTATTTTGTAATCACTACGAACATATACATCTAAATCTTCTCTTTTAAAATTATAGGTATTGACTAAACAGCGATATGTATCATGTTTTTTTGAATATTGAAAATTATTAAATTGCATTTGTTTTACTTTAAGTTCTTATGTATATTAAAGACAAATATCTATATAAATCTTTCTTTACATATCTATTATTATTAATATATTATCATTAATTTAATAATACTTATATGTATATTATCATTAGTTTAATAATACTTATATGTATATTATAATTAATAATATCTTTAATTAAACTAATATTAATAGATATTTTAGCATCTATATATTTTCCCCTGGAGAATTATACAATTATTAAATGCATAGCCATCAGGTTTTATTTTATTTTACCCTAACTATTTTTGATTTACCCCTCTATTTAGAATCATTCTAAATAACAAAATAATAAAAATAAATTGATATTGATAAAATATTTTAATGTTTAATGTGCTTAACTATATAAGTAATACAAAAGGTAGCTACTGAGTATGAAAGTAAATTTATAAAAACAAAGTAAAAAAAAGTAAAATTATGGTAGACATATTTGATTTATCCGTAGATGATTTAGACAAAGACGTAAAGAAATCATACGTAAACAACGAGTTCAAACCGAACCCTAAAGAAGCAAAAGATGGTGTTTATAGAGCACTAGTAAGACCAGTTTATTGGTTAGAAAATCACAAAAAATCCTTTATTCCAAAAACAACATTTTATTTCGATAAAAATGATGGTAACGACACAGGAAATAATTTCTTTGATTCAGCCTTTTCAATAGGTGATGAATGCTTAGCAATGAACACTTTCTTTGATTTAAAAAGAGAAGGAAAAACAGATGCAAGAGCTGAGCAATTAGCAAAGGATATTAGACCTAAAAGTTCATTCTTCTACTTAGTATTAGTAGAATCAGATGCTGTTAATCCGGATAACGAAGGAAAACTAATGGTTTATAAAGCACCTATTCAAGTGCATAAAATCTTACAAGGTGCAATCAATGTATCTGACGAAGATAAATCAATAGGAATCAAACCTTGTAATATCTTTGACCCGTTTAAAGGTAAATCCATAAGATTACAAATAAATACTGTTGGTAACAATTGGAACTACAATGGAACTGTTACATTATCAGAAGCAGGTCCTCTAATGTTCAACGGTTCTGAATTAACGACAGATAAGAAAGCAGAATTTGTAGAATTCTTACAAGAAGGAAACACCTTAATGGCACCGTATAAGTATAAGAAAAGTGCTGATGATAGATTGAAATTGTTATTATCTATCATTTCAGAAAAGACCGGAAAACAATTCGGTAATATCAAACCAGCACAAATTAGTGCTAATATTAACATAGAAGGTTTAGAAGATACCCCAGCTCCAAAAAAGAAAGCAAAGGTTGAAACAAAAACTGAAGTTGCTGAAGAAAGTGTTGTAGAAGAAGTACAAACTGACACTTTAAAAAATGCAAGACCTGACAATGCCCCCACGGATGATGATGTTTTCGATGACATCTTAGAAGGTTTAGATGTGTAATTAATATTAGTTCAAAGGGGAATAAGTTTTTATTCCCCTTTTTTATTTTTAAAAAGTTGTAATGGGTGATATAAGAAAAGATATTGAAGAAATTTGCAAAGATATATTATACAACGCACATACTGATTCTGAAAAAAGAAGATTGATAGACAATAAAGAAAATCAATTAGAAATGGCTTGTCCTTGCTGTGGAGATTCTAAAACTAATCCATCTAAGAAAAGAGGTATATTATATTTAGATTCTTTTAAGTACTATTGTTGGAATGGTGATTGTAATGCAAAATATTGGTCTATATTTAAGTTCTTTGAACAATTTGGTAAAAAGATAAAAAATTTAGACCAAATTGTTGAAATTACAAAAGTAATTGAAAAATCAAAAAGATTAAGAAAACCTACAAAATTAATTGATTCAAGTGAATATTTCGAATTCTTGTATAACAATTCTATTTCAATTTTAGATTTAGAAAAACACTATGGTTTGTTTACTGCAGGTAGTTGTAAATGGGGAGCTCAATTTTTGAAAGGTAGATTGTTACATAGATTTCAAGATAGAATTAGATTTAGAAAAAATAAATTCGGCAATAGAGAAGTTTGGGTCCTGAACAAAATTGATGAAAATGAAAAGGTAGTAGGATTACAAATAAAGAATTTAGATTTTGGTATGAAATATAGTACTAAAACTTTTCCTGTTCTAGTAGAAGAAATGAGTAGAAATGTACAATATCCGGATGATGCACCTTTCGTAGAAAAACTTTCAACTTTATCAATAATTTTCAATTTATTCAATGTAGATATCGAAGATAAGGTAACTGTTTTTGAAGGACCATTCGATTCTTTCTTTGTTCCTAATTCAGTAGCAACTGCTGGTGCAAGTAAATTGAAGAACTTTTTTGATGGGTTAGATAATATAAGGTATTGGTTTGATAACGATACTACCGGCAAAAACAGTGCAATAGATAAAATAAAAGGTAAAAATAATTGTTTTTTATGGAAAAGGTTTTTCAAAAATACTTCATTTAATAATAAGAAGGTTAAAGATTTAAACGAACTTGTAGTTTACATATACGAAAATAGAGAATATAAAAACTCATTAAGTTATATTAAAGATTGCTTTAGTAAAAATAAATACGATATATACCATGTTTAATTTATACAAAAATACAAAGAAAATTGTAAAGAAAAACGGCAAGTTATTTATTGTAGATTTCGATAAAGAAATTATTCCAGAACCGAAAGGTAATGATATAATTATTGAACAAGAAAAACTAAAACCAACAATTAAAAAACCTACTATAAAAATTAAAGACCCCAAAAAAGGAAAAAAACTATTTTAATGTCTGAAGAAAAAGAAATATCCAAGTCCGATAAATTAGATATGGCATTTGCAAAACAACGCTTTGAAATATCTACATACTTAAAAGAAAATATTACTAATCCAATGGGAAGTATTAATAATGTTGCAGATATACAAGTTCATATATTATCACAAAGACAACTACTAGTAGATAAATCAAACGAAATGAGAGTTTCGATTGTAAAAAGAAACAAATCTTTAGGTAGTACAAGAAAGCAAAAGTACAGGTTCTATAAATTAGAGTACGATATCAAATTAAATGATTACGAAATAAAAAACCATATCGAAGCAGACTTAGAAGATAGTTACAATGTAATTAAAATGATTGAAAATCAAATAACTTTTTATAAAGAAACAATCGAAACTTTAGATAAGAGTATTTGGATGATAAAATACCTAATAGATACTGAAAAATTCAAATCAGGTAGTTTTTAGCATAATTAAATAATATGTACTAAAGAAAGTAATTATGAAATTTGAATGTACTCACGAAGGTAAGATTTTAACGCTAGTAGATGCTACCGAATTAGAAAGAAAACAACTAAGTTTATCCTTAACAAAAAAACTTGAAACTTATAATTTTTTACCTCCAGCGGTAAAGAGAAAATGGAATGGGATTATATCTTATTTTCATAAAGATAAATTCGTTCCTATTGGATTATGGAAAGAAATTAAGTACGTAGCTGAAACTTATAAATTTCCTTTAGAAATAACAGGATTAGGTGAAGCACTTTTCTACAAAGATGTTTCCAGAGAAGAGTTTCAAGAATGGGTTGAAAATAAATTCGAAGGTTCAATTGATACAAAAGGTAAACCTTTTTTTCCTTATGACTATCAAATAAATACAGCATATAAAATTTTAACTAATAAAATATGTATAAGTGAACTTACAACAGCTGCAGGTAAATCTTTGATTATATTTATTTGTATTGCTTATTTTCAAGAAAAGGAATTAAGTAAAAAATTCTTAATGATTGTTCCATCAATTGACCTTGTAATTCAAGCATATGAAAATTTTCACGAATACAATTCTTTTCTAACGGAAGAAAATAAAATTCCTTTGAACATCAAACAGATTCACGGAGGAGAAAAGAAAGATTTTACGGCATCACAAAATATACATGTTAGTACATTTCAATCACTAGGTAAATTTCAAAATTCTTATTTTAAAGCATTTGATACTGTTATTGTTGATGAGTGTCACAGAACAAAATCTAATACTATTAGAGAATGTATAAGTAAATGTGTTAATGTTGAAAGAAGATTTGGATTAACAGGAACAACACCTAAACAAGGCACACTTGATAGTTTAACACTTCAAGCTTATTTAGGACCGACTGTTATTGAAATTCGTGCAGAAGAATTGCAAGAAATGGGAACCATTGCTGAGGTAGAAATTGCAATTGTAGAATTCAATTATCCAGAAGAGGTACAAAAAAGATTTGATTTAATTAGAAAAGAATTGACCGGAGAGGATAAAGGTAAACTACTAAAAATAGAACAAGATTTTGTTATTCAATACAAACCAAGAATTGAAACTATATCTAAAATTATTTCTAAGGTACAAAAGAATCAATTAGTTTTATTTCATAGACAAGTATATGGTAAGGAATTAAAAAAATACTTAGAAGATAATACTGATAAAGAAGTTTACTTTATATATGGTGAAATCAAAAAAGATGATAGGGTAGAAATAAAAAAATTGATGGAATCTGGTACTAATAAAGTTCTAGTAGCAAGTTATGGAACTCTTAGTACAGGAGTTAACATTAAAAATATACACAATATTCACTTTACTGAATCTTTCAAATCCGATGTTATAGTTAGACAATCAATAGGAAGAGGATTAAGAACNCATAAAGATAAAGATAAGTTAAGACTTTATGATTATGTAGATTGTTTAGATTCTAATAAAAAGTCAATGCTAGTAAATCATTCTAGGGTTAGAAAAACTATTTACAAAGAACAAGGTTTCAACTATATAATCAAAAAAGTTTCTTTGGGTTAAATATATAATGAAGCACCTTTGTTATTTTCTGAATGAAAATTTTTCATTACAAATGAAAGAATATTTAGATTCTAAATATGGAGATTCCGAATACGAATCTTTAGAAAAAGCAAATGTTATTGCGTTATTAGATGGTATGATACAATTAAGTGTAACTACTAGAAATAAACCTAAAAATACAAATCCAGATTCCCTACAAGAAATAGGTTCGAGTTGGGTTTCTATTTATAAAAAAATAAAATAGGTACTGCAATTTTGTAAGATTAAATATACTATGAAGTCTCTTAATGAATTCGTAAACGAAAAAGCATATTCTATGTCCCAGCAAAGACTTATGGCAGTTGCCTTACAAGTTAGAGAAGGCGATAAGAAACTTAGTTCAATTGAATCTATTGAATTTAGTGATAAAGTTAAAGAGTTGGTTGATAGTGATATTACTAACAAAGAACTTAGAGATTTTGCAGAAACCAAAAAAGATGAATTAAAAAAATAACATTATATATGAAAAATTTAGATGAATTTCTTAATGAAAGAAAAACTGTTCAAGTTAAAAGAAAATACAGAGAATATGATTCTGTGCATGTTGGTACAAATGCACCTATTAGAACTAGTATTTTAAATTTCGTAAATGAAAAAGGTTCTTGTACTGAAATTCAATTGAAAGAATTTATTAGAATTAAGAACGAAGGTACTATTCTTAATCATAAAAAAGGTGACGCAATAGGAAGAACTTCTACTAAATGGATTGATAGAAATTCAAGATACTTTACTAAACGAACAAATGAAAGTGGTGAAGTTACTTATAAATTATCTAAATTAGGACAAAAAGTGGTAAGTAGAACTACAATAAACGAATAGATTAAATAAAGAAAGAAAATAAAAAATTATATGAAAAATTTAACTAAGTTTATAAACGAAGCTGAGCAATCTAAAAAACAAAAAGAATACGAAGATTTTTTTGAAAAGAAATTAAAGAAATTCGGTGTTGATTCTCCAGCTGAATTGTCTGATGCTGACAAAAAGAAATTCTTTAATGAAATTGATAAAGAATGGACTCAAGAACCAACAAACGAAAAGCAAGTTGAAGAGGATTACGATTCTGAAGAAGATGAAGATTCTAAGAAAATGAAAGCTAAGAAAGAATCTTACGAATCTAAAGACAAAGGAAAAGACAAAGAAGAATTATATTCATCTGAAGACGAAGAAATGGAAGAAGATAGCTATAACGAATCTAGTAAAAAAAAAGTAAATGAGGCAAAGAAAATAAAAGAAAAAGACGCTAAAAAAAGATTAGAACAAATTAGAAAATCTTTAAGAAGAGAAGACCTAAGTTATGGTGAAATTGCAGAACTTGAAGCACTTTCTGATTTTATCGAAGCTGATGATATCGAATTAAGACAAGCTGCTGGATTACCAGAAGCTGAGTATGATATGGATGGAAACATTCTTGAACACGAAAAAGGTGAAACTGCAGAAATATCTATTTCTAAAGATGAAATGGAAAAGTTACACAAAGGTGGTAAAGTCGATATCGACAAAAACGGTGTAATTTTTAGTCTTATTTTTAAACACAATGAATCAATGCACGAAGCCAAATTGAATGAAGATGGTTATGCAGAAGGTTCTATTAAAGAAGCATTGGCATTATTAGCAGGTAGTACTAATAAAAGAGACAGGCAAATAATGAAATTACTAAGAAGCGCATTAAAAGATTTGTACTAAAAAATAAAAAATAGAAATACTATTATAAAGGAACTTTTTAAGTTCCTTTTTTTTGTTGATTAAATAATAAAAACATAATTACAATATGAATAAATTATTCGAAGGTGGAAAAGCAGTTCCTAATGTAATGCCAATTAAAGCAGAGGAAACGATGCCAACATTAAAAGATATAGAAAATAAAATTTTAAATAGGTTTTTAAAACTTAAAGGTAAAGATTGGGCCGCATTAGGTTCAACAGGGAAAAAACTACCTGGACAAACAAGTGGTGATATTGATATCGCAATTGATACTGGTGCAATCGCAAAGAATCTAAATATTTCTAAAGACGATGTTGGTAAAAAGATTTTAGATTTGTTAGATACTGCCTATCCTAAGATGGATAAAAACTATATGCATGGATTAGGAATAATTTCATTAGCATATCCAATCAAAGGTAGCGGTGGAAATGTTCAAGTTGATTTAATGTTACAAGATGATATTGATTTTGCTAGATGGATGTTTCATTCTCCAGATTTTACAAAACAAGAATCGGCCTGGAAAGGTTTATATAGAACAGAATTACTAAAAGCTATTGGATATGCTGTTAGTGTTCCTGACCTTACAACATATTGGGAAGACGAATTCGAAGGAAAATATAAAGGACAAATTAAGAAATTGGGTAGAATTATGTTGGACCCAAATAAAGGATATAAAAAACAAATAAAATCTTACGTAGGAAAAACGGGTAAACTTGTAAAAACTGGTAAGAGTGAATGGGAAGAATTCGTAAGTAAAGACCCTGAACTAATTACAAAATCACTATTAGGTATTGATGCAACAATTAAAGATACGAATTCATTTGAATCTGTTTGGAAAGCAATGCAAAAGAAAGATTTTCCCTGGAAGAAAGACCTTTCGGCAATTGTTGAATATTTTGTAGATGTTCTTAAAAGAAAAGGTTTACCATTACCTGAAGAATTAGGTATAAAAGAAAATTTTGATTTTAGGATGAAAAAATTTGCATACTACCGAAAAAATTCGTAAATTTAAAAAAAGATATACCATGGCGGGATTACAACACCTATTCGATATTTATAGTAAACAAGGTTCAGAATTTATAAATAACCTTTTCAATAAGAAATTAGTAGTTTCTGAAAAACCAGATGGTTCTGTTTTTTCTGCACAACAAAACGCAGAAGGTACTATGGATTTCTTTAAAAGAGATGATAGACAACCAATAACTAAATTGGATAGAACTATAATGTCCCTTTATGAACCACCAATTGAATATATACAAAATGTAGTAGGTTCTAAGAAATTACCTGATAATTTAAGATTTGGATTTGAATATTTTCAAAATACTAAACCAGTTTCGATTGCATATGATAGACTACCAAAAAATGGATTAGTCTTAACTCATATGAAAGAAATGAATGACAAAGGTAAAGTTACTAAATTTATTGACGACCCAAAAACTTTAAAAAAGTGGTCAAAGTATTTCGATGTAGAAGAACCTTTTATAATTTTTGATGGTGCATTGAGTAAATTACAAAAAGAACAATTAGAAGACTTTTTGAAAACACCTTTTGAAGATTTAGTAAAAGAATTCAATACGTCATCTTTTACTAAGTTTATTGTTTCTATCTTAGACCCTAAGTTAAAGAAAACAGCATTGAACAATACATTAGACAAACCGATTGAAGGTTTAGTTTTTAAGTTCAACGATGGTGAATATTTGGCAAAGGTAGTTGACCCAATGTTTACACAAATGGCAAGAGATAAAGCACACGCAAGAGTTAATCAACAAGATACTAATGATGAATTCGGATTAGTCTTGTATTCATTTATTGGTTGGGTAGAAGAAAATGATGTATTCAAAGATTTTATTGCAGATGGTTCAAATGAAGATGAAAAGTATTTAGACTTAATGACTAGAGTAATAAAAAGATTTATTGATGAAAACTCAACTTTCTTAAAAGGACTTAACATTAAAAAACCAGATTTTGCAAAAGCGCCGGAATTTGCATTGAATACAAAAATGATTAAAAGTAAAGATGTTGTAGATTTTGTAAAGAAGAATAAAGATTCTGAAGAAATATTTAAAATTTTACTATCCAGTTTTAGGAAACTAAAAAAGAGAAAAACAAAAAGGATTGATGATAATTTAAAAAATCAAATAAATTTAGTTGTTAGTAAAGTTAAAGATATAACATCAAAGGTAAACGAATCTTTCTTAACATTCAGTGAATGGAAAAAGACTTTATAAACATTTTAGATTAAATACAGTATAAAAAAATATATTATTATGGCTAAAGATAAGAAAGAAAAAGTTGAAAAGAAAGTCAAAGTTGTTGACGAAGTTAAAGTTGAAGCACCGGTTGAAGCACCGATTGAAAAAAAGGTAGTTGAAAAAAAACCTAAAGGTAGAGGAAAGGTTATTGCATTAACTCAAAGAACTGCAACGTTTGAAGATGGTACAGTTATTAGAATAACAAGAGCACAACATTCTCAAATTGTTAACGGAACTTTTAAAGGATAAAAAATACAGAATTTTTGAATTCAAAGACTACTTTTTGTAGTCTTTTTTTTTGCATTAAATACTATAAATGATACAAATAAATGGGGTAGTTAGGGAGTTTCACGTAAAAGTATTTGCAATTTTTTTATCTTTAATATATCCCTTTATTATGATTTATAATATAGGTATACTGGAATCAATATCTCAATATTGGACTACGGAGTTTCAGCCTCTTTTTATTTTATCAAATGTTATATGTTCCTATTTCTTTTTTTCATTAAAGAATTGGAAAATTCCTAGTTTTTTCTTACTACTATTAACAAGTTTTAGTTGGTCTGAATATCAATTATTTCACAATATATTTGCAGTCTGTTTTTATTTTTCTTGTTTATATTGTCTATTTAAAATTAACAGATATAAATTTTTTAGAATTTTATATATAGTATCTATAATTGCATATCCTTACAGTATTCTTTTAGGAGAAATAATTACTATACTAATCCTTAGTTCTTTTCATTTGAAAATTTTATTGTACAAAGAAAAATTAGAAAAACGAAACATATTAAATAAGGAAAGATAGAAAATTACTATGGCAAAAGAAGACCTATTAAAAAAAGACATAATTACAGAACTAAAAGATATGGAAGCAGAAAATGACCAATCACACTTGGAATCAGTTAATGTTGTTATCGGAAGATATCAACCATTTACAATAGGACATTTAGGTATGGCCAAAGAACTATATAAAATTAATGGATTACCATCCGTTTATATCTATATTAGAAGTAAAAGTGGTAAGAACTCAAAGTTCAGTGATAATTTGACTATCAACTATATGGATGATATTACAAAAGGTCAAGACTTAGTTAAGGATGCCTGGAGTATGACCGGTTCATTTATTCCGGTTGTTATAATGGAAACACAACGAAGAGGATACAACCCAGTGCTAATTGGTGCCGGAGAAGATAGAGCAAAAACATATACAGGAATGGCAAAAAGAATGAAAAACATTACTACGCATCCTGATTTTGCAATTCAAGAATTAAAAGGAAGACTAACCTCAGGAACCGAAGTTAGACAAGCAATCATAGATGGTGACGAAAAGAAATTCAAAAAATTTACACCTAAACAAATTCATCCTTACTACAAACAACTTAAAGATGAATTAGAAGATACAGCAGTACTTGCTGAATCTGTTGATATTGAATCTGTTGTTATGGATTGTGATTTAGATGTTGATACAATTTCTGATATATTAGAATCTTATGGTGAAGATTTATTTTCTGATGCATTAATAGTTGAATCTATTTTAGATTATGAATTAAACGAAAAAAAGTCAAAAAAACAAACCTTTAGTGAATATCTTAAAGATTTAGATGATAGATTTGTAGATGGTATAAATGCAATTAAAGGACAAAACGGTTCAGATGATAAATTAGAAAATAGACAATCAGCATTACATTCTTTAGGTTCTATATTTAGGAATTATATTTCATCATTACAAAAAGAATACGGTAAAGATAAAAATCAATTAACTTTTATCAAGGAACAAGCCGAAATACACAATATAGATATACTATCTTTAGAAGAAGCAATCAAATATAAAAAAGGTAAAACTTATCAATCCGGTCATGGTTGGACTGTTTACAAAAATGACGATGAAGTTCATTTTTCTATTGAAGTAGACCCGAGTTCTGGTTGGTCAACAGACCCACATTATACTGACGAAATGAGACTTATGGATTCTGGTAAAAGAAAGGCAACATATAGAATCAAAAGTGGTAATATAGAAAAACAAGCAAAAGAAATGTTCGATATTGGTACTAAAGGAACTAACGAATATTACGGATTGACTTATAAAGATTATGCTGATATTATCAGATTATCAATGAATATGCAAAATGCCATAAATATGAACGAATCTGAATTGAATGAAAAGTTTAACTTTAAAAACGCAGTTAAGTCTATTAAAAAGTACTTAGATAAAGAAGATATTGAACAAGCAACACCTCAAATTTATGATTATGTTGAAGAATATCTTAGAAAAAAATATTGGAATTATAAAAAAGAGATAGATGAAATAGTAAAATCTATAAAAGGAATTGCGGTAGATTATATTCAAGATGTTATATACATAGAATACGAAATACCTGATGATGTATATCACAATACCAATCGAAAACAACGAATCAGACAAACAATTCCTTTACCTAAAATTTTACAAGAAAATATGAACGAAGCTGTTAAATTAAGTCCGAACGCTAAAAAATTCGTAAAAGGATTAGAAAAGATTAAATTAGATAAAAAGTTTGCAGATGCATGGATGCCCGGAAATAAGGTTGTTTATCTAGACAAAAGTGATGATACTTATCACTTTATTGACTACGAAGGTGATGCTGTGGAATTAAAAAACATAGAAACCTTAAAGCAATTAAAAAAGTCATTAGAAAATATGAACGAAGGAAAAAAAGGTTACATATCGGTTGGTGATACTGTAAAGTACACCGTTAATGGAAAAGAAAAATCAGGTATTATTAAACTAGTTGTTACTAGAGATGATGATGGGACTTATGCACTTGAAAATGGTGATAAAATCAAAGGAGATAATATCATAAATGAAGGAAGAAAACCTAAATTAAAATTTAAAAAAGACCATCCTACTTATATGGCTGGATATGGTCAAACATTAAATGCTATTACTGACTATATAGAAGAAAATGGATATTTTTTTAACCAACAAGAATTCTTTACCGCATTCGGTGATGCATTCTTTAAACCAAAGAAAGGTAAAACACAAAGTAAAACTATTACTATTTTTCAAGATAAAGAATCGGTAAAACCAATAGGAAACTTACATATTTCTATTTATAATAGAGGGGTTGATGGAAATACATATGAATTGACTATGTATGCCGACCAATTTATGGGAGAATCTTTTGATGAAAAACTACACAATCAGTCTTTGACAAAATCTAATGTTAAAATTTTCGAAAAGATTTTGATGTTTAGAAATGGAACTTTAGAATTAGAAAATGACGAAAAAGAATTTATTCCTTTCTTATCAAAAATTTCTGAAAGTAAACTACAAAAATTTAAAGACTTTGAATTCAATTCTAAAATATCTGAATCTATATTAGATTTTGATAAATTCGAAACTACTTTACTTGAAAGTAAATTCATCAAAAGACATTTAAAACCTTTCTTAATAATGGAAGGATTGAATGACTACGCAATAGAAAAGTTAGTTGAAGGTTTCTTGAAAGTTAAACATATCGAATACTGTAAATACTTTAAAGGAAATATATATGCAAAGTAATCATTGGAAAGGAAATCTAATAAGTTCTTCAAACGGAACTTATATAATCACAGAAAATGGTGATGTGATAATAATCAAATAAAAAAAGGGAATCATTTCGATTCCCTTTTTAGTTAGTAGTATTTCTTACCAGTCTTTTGTTCAAGTTCTTTTTGTTGCTTCTTGTCTAGTACACCCCAAGTTTCATCATTCATCAATTCTCTGACAATTTGTCTGAACTCATCACCAGCCCCATATGTCAATTTGTGTTTTTCATCTTTTTCCATTTGACTTTGAATAGTAGTTGTTCCCTCTGTACCACTGTGATGTTCTACAATTGAAGTTCCTACAAAAATGTGAGGTATCTTGTACCATTGACAAGCAACAGAATACCAATTATCACAAAACCAAAATTTTATTCGTTCTTCTAATTTGCCGAACTTTTCAAAAACATTTCTTGATTGAAATAAACACCAACCAGCAACATGATTACGAACACCATATCCAACTTGTATTTTATCTAAATTTTCTTTATGCCATTTTTCTTTTGGATTGGCTGGAGATGCCGAAACATATTTCCATTGTTTTCTATCTAATTTTCTTTGATTAAAAATAACTTGTAATATTTTCAATGCCCAATTTTTCTTGAAATCTAAATCGTTATTGCACAAACAAGTCCATTCAGCATTTCCTTGTTCTAATCCTAAATTTAAGTAGGTATGATATCCGAATTCTAAATCTGGGTGGGATAATTTCGGATGAATTGTTTTTATAGAATGCCCCTTTGTTTCAAATTCATCAAAAGATGTTTCTGTATCACTTTCAACTACGATTGCATTAAAACGTATTATAGTATAATTTTCACTATCGAATAGTGTTTGTAAACATTTTTTTGTTTCTTGAAATAGTTCTTTGTTTTTTGACCAAGATATTATGATGACATCAACATCAATGGGTTTCATGTATTTTTCTGACATTGTTTAAATTCTTTAAAATAAAACTTCTCTCTTTCTTATTTAATAAGTATATAAAATCAAATATTTTTATGGAACTAAGAATTAGTAATATTTTAGATTTACAATTAACCAATGACGATGTGAATTCGTTTATTGATGTTTTCGGAACACTTAAAAATGAAATACATGCACAGAAAAATAAAGTAGGATTTAAAAAGAATGGAAAAGTTACTATCGAATTGCACGAAGATACAGTAGAATTTATAATTACGTTATGTGATTCGGCTGGCATTTTAAGTGATACTGAAACTAAAGAACAGGAAAAGGAAAACGATAAATGATATTAGACATAGAACAAAACAAGTATTCAGATACTGTTAAAATTTCATATATAGATTCTGATAGAAATAGACAAATTTTGTCTATTAAAAAAAGAGATTTCTGGAAATGGAGATATTATGATGGTCCTAATGCTGACATCAAATACAAATCTTGGGATGACAAAAGGATAGTAAGAATCTCTTACAAAGATAATGATACAATTGATAAAAAAAGTATTTGGGAATGGATTAATACACATCCCGAATATAAAAATATATTGTATGAATTCAATATGCCTAAGATTTTATTTTGCGATATTGAAACAGATATTCACGAAGGATTCCCTGATGTAACTTTAGCAAAGGAAAAAATAACTGCAATAACAGTTTGTTGGAAAGATGACAATAATAAAATTCAAGTTGTTATATTAGGAGAAAAAGAAAATTTCGATTACGATAAGCAAAAGAAAATGAATGAATTCTTATCGGATTATTTTGTTAAGGTAACTGATTTGAAAATTGTAATGAAATATGTTCATATTCCTGATGAAGTAAAACTTTTAGAATCGTTTGTAAAGATATGTTCAAAGTTTCCTGTCATAACAGGATGGAACTTTATAAATACGTTCAGAGCAAATTGGGCAAATGACAACGGATTTGATTGGCCTTTCTTAACTAAAAGAATGGATAACCTTAAAGTTGATTATAAATCTATTTCTCCTACCAACAAATTGAATAACAAAAAAGATGTAGGTAAAGTTCCGCATCACTTTGCAGTTGTTGACTATATGTATTATTTTGATGCATTCGATAGAAGTATAAAAGTAAAAGAATCTAAATCTTTAGATTTTGTATCTTCGAAAGTATTAAAGGTAAAAAAGTTGAAATACGGAAACTATCCAGTAATGAATGGTGATGTCTTAAAAGAAATGTACGCAAAGGATTATGATACATATTGTCTTTATAATGCTGTCGATACTATTCTTGTTTTGTTGATTCACGAAAAAAGAAGACCATTTTCTGCAATCTTGGCACAAGGAAATGGTTCTTGTAATCCAATAGACAAAGCGGATTCTGCTGTAAACGTTACCGAAGGATACATGTCTAAGGCTTATACTTCAAAATCAAAAGTTATGCCGATTATTGATATCTCTCAAAGACAAAAGGAATGGTACGAGGGAGCCTTTGTAAAATCACCAATTGCTGGTTTGCATACTTTAACTGCTTGTTATGATTTTAGTTCACTGTATCCATCTATTTCTCGTTTCTTAGAATTAGGTTTTGAAAACTTTGATAGAAAAGAAACAAATGACCTAAAATATTATAGTAAGTATAAACCATTATCTATTGAAATAGAAAGACCTAAAAACGATGAGGTCATTTCAGTATCCGGTTGTATATTCAAAAAAGGAAAATCGACATTGAAAGGAGTATATGATGAATTGTATGCCAATAGAAAGAAAAATCAATATCGTTCAAAATTATGTGCAAAAATAGCACATGAAATAAAACAAAACCGTAAATAATTACATTTAACTATAAACAAATACATTTAGCATGAAAAAAGTAGTATTAAAAACCGTAGATTTAGTAAAGTTCAATAACTTTATAGATTCGTTAATTCCTTTAGATGACGCCTCAACTATTTATTTTAAAATAGACCAAGAAGGAATCAGAACCGATGCACACAATTCATCAGGAACTCTTATCAAAAGTATGAGAATGCAAATAGGCGAATTATGTGGCGAATCAAATTTAGATAATGAAAATTTATCATCACCTATTAAACTTTGTTTTTACGATGGTAACAAAGTAAAGAAAGCATTTAGTTTTTTAAGTGGTGGCGAAATTAAAATCGAAATTGTGTATTCTGAATTAGATGGTGAATACTTTGGAGAAAGTATGAAAGTTTCCAGTCCTAAAATTTCATTAACTTTAGATGCTGCAGACCCAACACTTTTTGAGTTCGCAAATGTTCCAGAAGAAAAGATTGCACAAGTAAAAGATACTTCAGCTTCTGATTGTAACTTTAAAATGACTGCAAACGAAATCTTGCAAGTTAAGAAATTTATGGATTTTGATTCAAGTGATGAATTAGAATTTAAAGTTAACGGTCAAGTAAAGGTTTGTTCAGAAGGTTCATATTCTATTGATATAGATGAAGAATTCGAAGGTCTTGTTGGTGGTGGAGAAAAATCATACAAGTTAGATAAGAAATTATTCAGAGCTGTTGATGCAAATTCATATAATGTTTATCCAATCTTAGATGAAGATAAGATTATCTTTGAAACAGTCGACAAAACTATGGAAGTAGTTATTACTTTACATGAAGAAGTTGAACTTTAATGACAGCAAATATTCAAAATATGTCAACAGAAGAGATAGAGAATTTCGATTGGAGTTCTCTATCTCCATCTGAAACAGATTCGGCACTATCTCAATTGCAAGATGAAGCAAGTATATATTCAACACTAGAACAATCCGATAAATTAGTATTGAATTCTATATACGGTGCAATGGCCAGTAAGTATTTTTATTTCTATAATAAAACACTTGCTGAAACTATTACTATGCAAGGTCAAGATGCAATTAGATATTCTGAAAAGGCATTAGATACTTACTTTCATAAAATGCTTCATAAGGATATTACTCTTTTGAAAAAACTAAAAGATATGTGTCCTGATGTAAACTTAGAACCAGTTCCTTGTGTAAAACCTACGGTTGTTTATATAGATACGGATTCTGCATACGTTACATTTGAAGAAGCTGCAGAAAAAATAAATTGGACAGGTTCGGCTGCAGATTTAGTATTAACAATAAATGAAGTTAGATTAAAAGGATATCTAAAAAAGGTATTTGATAAATATGCACAGTCGTACAATACCGAAAATCATTTAGATTTTGAATTAGAAACTATAAGTAAATCTGGTATTTGGGTTAAGAAAAAAAAGTATACGCAAGATATTGTTTGGCAAGATGGCAAGTTCTACGAACCAGGAACTTATACAAAAACGACAGGACTTGAAATTATTCGTTTAACAACGCCACCTTTTTGTAGACCAGAACTGTCAAGGTTAGTTCAATGGATATTCGACAATGGTAAAAATTTCACACAAAGAGATATTACTATTGAATTATTGAAATTGAAAAAAAGATTTGCAATTGCTGACTTAGAAGATATTTGCATTACAACAGGAATAGGTGATTACGAAAAATATATTTTAGACGATAAAGAAAGTTTAAATTATGCAAGTGGTTGTAGTACACATGTTAGAGGTGCCGCAATTCACAATATGTTTATTAACAACAATCCATCTTTTGAAAATAAGTACGAAAGACTTAGAACCGGAGATAAGGTTAAATGGTATTATGCAAAATCGCACAAGGAAGCATATAATGTATTTTCTTTCAATAGAGGAGCGCATCCTAAAGAATTTGCACCTGAAATTGATATTGATTTAATGTTCGAAAAAACAGTTATTAATCCATTGAACAATATTATTCAGTCGATGCCTGGTATAAATGCATTATCAGGTTCGTTGAAAATTAAAAAACGTTTATTTTAAAATAATTTATAATATGGCAAAAGCAAGTAAAAAACATAGTTCAGTCGATGATATTTTCAAAGAACTTGGCGAAATTAATCCTTTTGGTAGTAGTAATTTTGGTCAATCTGAAATTTATAAAAACAATGTTTGGATTGATTCTGGTAATTGGATTTTAAATGCAGCCCTAAGTGGTTCTATTAAAAAAGGATTTCCAAGTACTAAGCAAACATCTTTAGTTGGGGAATCAGGGTCTGGTAAAACATTCTTAACACTTAATGCTGTAAGGAATGCACAATTAGCCGGATATACACCAATTTACTACGATACTGAAGGGGCAGTTGACCCACAAAGTTGTATAAATTTTGGAATTGATTTGAAAAACTTTAGACACGAACCCGTTTCAGAAATCGAAAAGTTGAAAACAATGTATGCTATTTTCATTAAGAATCTAACAGCATTAAAATTGAAAGGTCAAAAAATTCCTAAGTTTTTATTAGTTCTTGATTCAATAGGAATGGTTGCGTCATCAAAAGAAATCGAAGATGCAAGAACAGGAAACAGTGCTGCAGATATGACCAGAGCAAAACAAATTCGTTCTTTCTTTAGAATCATTACTTCTGATTTGAATTCGTTAGGTATTCCAATGATATTTACAAATCATACAATGGTAAACATTGGTGGTTATGGAGACCCGGTTGTTCAAGGTGGTGGAGGAGGAGTTGTTTATTCACCAAGTATCACCTTGTATCTAACTAAAGCAAAACTTAAAGATGATAAGAAAGATGAAAAAAGACAAACTGGTGTTATTGTAACAGCTAAAACTGGAAAGAATAGATTTGCTCAACCAAAAACAATCAAGTTCCCTATTTTCTTTGATAGACCATTTAATCGTTATATGGGTGTTCAAGATTATTTAGGATGGGATAATGTAGGTATTGCAAAAGGAAACTTACTAACAGAAAAAGAATACAATAAACTTACAGGAGCTGCAAAAGAAAAGGTAAAAATATTTACACCTACTGATAGCGAAGAGGTTATGTATTTTGCACCTAAAGAAACAGCAAGAAAATATATTGTTGAACATTTAGGTGAAGCAATTGATACAAGACAATTGTTTACTGAAAGAGTAATGCAACCCCTAGAAGACCGTTTCGATGAACTCATCAAAAAAGACTTTGAATTTAGTTCACAAGAAACAGATGATGAAATTGAAGATTTAATTGATACTTCTGAATTAGACGAATAAAATAAAATAATTTTAAAATTAGGTTCCACATTTCTTTGATTTGTGGAATTTTTTTTGTATCTTATAATCGTATTAAATAGTCTATGAAACAATTAAACGAATTTTTAAACGAAGCAGGAGATTTTGACGAGGAATCTATAAATGCTATTAATTTCATAACAGATACTCTTAAAAAGGTTACTGAATATAAACGAGAAGGAAAAACTCGTTATGGGTTTACGATTTATGAACCTAATGGATTTACTATTGCGTGGAAAGATTCAGCAGACATGGACAATGTTAGATGGTCAATAAATTTAGAACTTCGTAATTCAAAAGTTGTAGTATATCTTAATGATTCGAAAGGTCGCGGTAAAGTTGTACTTGATAACCCTGAAGCATTTGAAATTATTAGAACTAATATTATCAGTAGAATAGGAAAACACAAACCTTCTAGTTCAAAGTATGATTATGATAAAATTGATTTAGATAATGCATTGAAAGAGGTATTTAGAAATAAAAGATTAAAATAAAAATAGTCTATGAAACAATTAAAAGAATTTTTAAACGAAAGTAAAGAAAAATTTACTAAAGAAGATTTGATTAAACTACACAAATTATCAAAAGGAAAATCTTTTAAGACTTTCAAACAATATAAAGAACTAAGAAAAGATTTATTCGGTGATGTTATACCATCAGATATTGATGTTGCCTTACAACAACTAGTAACAGCAAAAGATTTTGTAGATTATGTATTGGTCGGTAGAGAAAAAGATATATCAAACTTTTCTAACTACAAAATTGACCCCAAATTCGATAAATCAAAATTAGGATATTAATATGAAACAATTAAACAATTTTTTAAACGAAAAGATGAAAACACAACGTTTTGGTGGGATTACTTATCTAATTACTATGGATACTAGTGGTAGAAATGATATTGTACTTCAATATTTACCTAAAACATCTAAAGATTTGGATAGGGTTAACGCAGACAAAGAAAATCAAATAGATGAAATAGAATATCGAATCAAAATTCAAACAGGATTNNCTTTTAAATATGAAGAAGGTAATTCACGAGCTGGATTGGTTTTTTCTATAAGTAGAAGCGAATTCGAAGAACAAATAGTAAATAAGTTATAAAGATATGAAAGCATTAAACGAATTTTTAAACGAAGGAAAGAAATTTAAGGAAGGTAGTATTGTTACTATCAAAGATGAATACTTAGATGACCCAGCAGAAAAAGAGATGGAATATAAAGTTGTTAATGTTAACAACGGTACTAAAAGAATAATCATTGAACCGATTGAATTTGATGGTGGTGTTATTAAGCCAGAACAAGTTGTTGGTATGAATATGGTTGAACTTAAAGAAAGTATTAACGAAGGGTTTGAATCCGAAGGTAAATCTTTAAAAGATTTACTTAAAGCAATTAAGAAATTACCGGATACTATTTCATCAATAAGTGTACCTACCGATTTAAAAGCATTTGCAAGTCAAAGTATTAAAATTGACCCTACCGATAAAAATTGGAGAAAGGAAGTTGAAAAGACACTAAAAGAAACTCTTAAAGATAAAAAAGCAAAAACGATTGATACTTTTCTTTTAAAATCTTATTTTGGTAGAGGTGGAAAGGCAACAGATTCTTACTATATTAAATTAGAATCGCAAGGTTCAAGAGATTTTGCTGATAGTATGGGTAAAGGTAAATTCGGTTCATTAGATTAAAAAATAAAAATATAAATATGAATAACTTAAAACATTTCTTAACAGAAAACGAATCTTTAAACGAAGCTAGAAATAGTAAAAAAGTTTTGACTGATTTACAAGATTATTTATCCGGTGAAGAAAAAGGTTCACCCGAATTGCAGTTTGCATTTAAAGAAATTTTAAAAGCTGCATTAATAGACGCAAACTTTAGTTCAGAAGCTGGATTAGTAGATTCTATGTTTAACAAGGCAAAGATGGATTCTGTTATGGATAAAAACAAAGACTATTGGATTACAAGACTTAAAGAAATTGGCGTAGGATATGCAAAAATGTTGAAATGGGATGGGTATGATATTTTATTCGTATTTGATGAATTTGCAAAGAAAGCTCTTCCAGGATTTGATGTAAAAGGAATAATGGAATAGAATCATACAAACATAAATTAATTGAAAAGGGCTAAAATTATTTAGCCCTTTTTTTGTTGTAATATACAAATAAAACTATATGATAAATACAAACGAATTCGAAAAGATATTTTTACTATTCGCATTAGAAAATCCGGTCTACTTAGAACCAACTGAAAGAGGTTTCTTTTCTGTACCAGAAATAGATTTACTGTCAACTTTATCAAAAAGATATTACAAAAAATATAAAATATCCCCATCCAAAGAAAACTTATGGATGCTTATTTCAACCGGAGAACTGGAAGAAAGATGTCCTAAAATATTCTTTGATGAAATCTTTAAGAAAGATATAAAAGAATATGATATCAGTTGGGTAGAAGAAACTGCACAATCCTGGATTAGATGGAAACATTTAGATTCTTCTATCGTTGATACCGTAGAATATATTAATACTGCAAAGGTAACACCAGAAAACGTAGGTACTATTGTCGATTCGGTTAAGAACTTAATAAACGGTAGAAACAACATTACATTTGACGATGATTTAGGTACTGATTTCTTTGATACTAAATCGCACGTAATGTCCGCAGAAGACTTGCTAAGTTCTAATTACGATTTCATTGATAAGAACGTAGGTGGTCATTCTAAAGGTACATTGAATGTTTATGTTGCACCACCGAACACAGGAAAGTCTTTATTCTTAGCACAAGATGCTTCAAATTATTGTAAAGCTGGTAAAAACGTATTGTTTATATCACTTGAAATGGGAGGTCAAAAGGTACATAAAAGAATCGGTGCTGATATATTCAATATGAATGTAAACGCATATGATAAGAAATCTTTAGATGAAACTTTTATGAAACAAAAGATTCAAGATTTTAAGAATAGTAATATAGTTACACCTGGTGCTTTGACTGTTAAAAATTATGAAACAAGTAATGCAACGGCTGATGACATTGATAATTTTATCGGTAAAATTCAAGATGTTGTAGGAATAACATATGATGTAATATTAGTTGATTATATTAATATTATGAAAGATATTAAAAATCCTAATTCTGAATCAACATATATCAAGATTAAAAACATTTGTGAAGATTTAAGAGCTGTTGCTCAAAGAAGAAATGTAGTAATGTTAAGTGCAACACAGACGAATAGAGCTGGATTTGAATCATCAAACATTAATATGGGAATGATTGCAGAATCAGCTGGATTGGCCGCAACTTGTGATACTATTTTAGCAATCATTCAAACACCAGAAATGAATCTCGACAAGTACTATTGGTTGAAATTACTTAAAGTTAGGGATGGTCAAGGTAAAGGAATGAAGTGTAAAATAAATATAGACTACGATTATATGAGACTTCAAGAAACTAATACTGTAATCTTTGATGAAGAGATTTAAAATATTTAAGCAAAAAAAGTCATTTAATAAGTATAATTAAAAACATATATGTCAGAAGATAAGAAATCAAACAAAAAAACTAACTACTATCTACAAGAAAGATATTTAAGTGGTGAAATGAATACTACTGCAATATCTTTCGAACCAGATACTGGCAGTAAAATGTATTCGAACAATTCACAAGAATCTGTAAGTAAGAGATTAGATTTAGAAGAAATGGAAATATCAATACAAGAAAATGAAACAATAAAACAAATAATTGATGATATTCCATTAGAAAGAACTATAAACTTACCTATTGAAAAGGTTAATAAGATTTATGCATATTGTATGATTCTTTTAAAGACAAACACACATTTATCCAGATTAACAAAGATAGAAATGTTTGCCCTAATTACTGATTATATCAATCTAAACGAAAAGGAAACTAAGTATTTCTACAAAAACCTTTCTATTAAATTTAAAGGAGAATTGTTAGATGAACTAAAACACGCTAAACTTTACAAAGATAATAAATTATTTTAAATATGTCAAAAGTATTCATTTTTACCGACACACATTTAGGTGCTAGGTCAAATTCAACAGAATGGATGGATATAATGGAAGAGGCACATTTTAAATTCATTATTCCAACTATTAAAAAACATTTCAAACCAGGTGATATCATAATAAATTGTGGTGATGTTTTCGATAACAGAACATCTATCAATGTTAAATCTATGGATTTAGGTATCAAGATATATGAAGAACTAAGTAAAATTGGTCCTGTACATATCATTGCTGGAAATCACGATATTTATTATAAAACAAGTACTGAAATATCAAGTTTGGATATACTAAAATATATTCCAAATGTTACTGTACATAAAGATGTCAATGTTTTAGAACATGATAATATTAAGTTTTTGATGATGCCCTGGCAAAAAGATGTAAAGGAAGAAGCCGAAACTTTACAAAAATATCAAAAAGAACATTCTTGTGAATATGCTTTTATGCACGGAACATTCTCGTTAATCAAATATAACAAGTACGTTAAAATTGATAAAAACGATGGTGCAAATCCTAAAAGTGCTGATGGATATAAAAAGGTTTATACCGGACACATTCATTGGTCGCAACAAAAAGGAAACATTAATGTAGTAGGAACACCTTATCAAATTACTAGAGGAGATTCTGGTAATTCAAAAGGTATGTTTGTATTAGACTTAGAAACAGGAAAAGAAACTTTTTACGAAAATGATATATCTCCTAAGTTTATTCAGTTTACTATTGATGAAATTACTAAAGAACAAATATTAGATATTAATGAGCAAAGTAAAAATAACTTTGTTGATATAAACATTAAAGAAAAATTGTTATCTACAAATTCATCAAAATTGACAAAAGTATTTCATAAGATAGGAGAAAAAGCTAGACTGCTAAATATTTTTCCTATCGAATCTGATTACGGAGAAATTGATGAAGAATCTTCTTCTTTAGATGCAAAGGAACTTATCAATAGAGAAATTGATAATAGATTTAAAGGAGAAGATAATAAGAAGGCAAGAAAGATTTTTGAAAATTTATTTAAAGGAATATGAAATTAGTTAAATTAGAATACAAAAACTTTAATTCATACGGAAATAAGATTACCAAAATAGAATTCGATGAGAAAGGTAATATGATAATGCTTATAGGGCAATCTGGTCATGGTAAGTCAACTATTAGAGAAGTTATATCATATTTGATTTATGGAAAGGTACAGGAAAAGAAACTTGGTGATTTGCCTAATAGAATCAATAAATCACTTTGGGGTAAAGTTACCGTGATTGCAAAAGGTTCTACTATTATAATCGAAAGAGGTATAACACCTAAAGTTTTCAATGTTTGGATTGATGGTGTTCCGCAAGAAGTTGCTGGAAACAGTAATATTCAAGGTATAATTGAAAATGATTATATGAAAATACCTCAATCAACTTTTGACAATGTTATTTCTATATCGGTTGATAAATTCAAATCATTTTTAACAATGAAACCATCCGACAAAAGAAAGATATTAGACCAAATATTTGGTATATTATTCTTTAATAAGATACACGATTCGTTGAGAGAATTTGTAAAAGATTACAACAATGATATAGGAAACTTAGGTGGTCAAGTTCGGGTTTTGATGGAAAACAAAAAGACGATTGAAGAAAAAATAAAATCGTTAGATGCAGAAAAATCAAAAGACATAACAGACAAATTAGAAGAGGTAATAGAAAACATAAATTCGTTAACTGAAAGTATGTTAGAAATGACTGAAACCTCAAAGGATATTGATGGTAAGGCCAATCTTGCATTTGAAAAAATGACAAAATTAACTAAATCAAAAAACGAATATGCCTTTAAAATTAAAGATTGTAATCACAAATTAAAAGTTTATGATACTGATACTTGTCCAACTTGTGGTTCTGATTTGACAGATGATATTCACATAAAAAATAAAGAAAAGATTGAAGAAGAAAAGATTCAATATGAAAATGAATTAAAAGGTGTCAAAGCTTCTATTAGTAAATTAAAAGATATTCAGTCAACGATAGATAAAAAGAAAAAAGTACTAGGTAATACTATTTATGAAACAAGATTATCTTTAGATAAATTAAAAGGTAAACAAGAAAATTTATCGAAACCGAAAGTAGAAACAAACGAATTTGATTCTGTATTAGAAAATACTATTGAAAAGATTGATTTGTTATTGATTGCTATTCAAGAAAAGAAAAAAGATGAATATCTATATGCAGAATTGAGTAAGATATTCGGTGAAGATGGTGTTAAGTTACAAATAATGAAAAACTTTTTACCTAGTTTTAATAAGTCTATAAATGAAATTAGTAAAAAATTACATTTCCCATATAAAGTTGAAATTGACGAAAGGTTTAATAGTAAGTTGATATCTATTGGTGAAGAAATTAATCCTAAAACTCTTAGTACAGGAGAAAGGAAAAAAGCTGATTTTGCTGTATTGATTTCTTTGATACATATTATGAAAAGAAATTATCCTAATATAAATTTATTGTTCTTGGATGAAATACTTGCATCCTTAGATGCCAATTCAATACACGAGGTATTATTGTTGATTAGGAATGTCGTAGATGATTTAGATTTGACAGTATTTGTAATCAATCACAGTGAATTGCCAAAAGAAATGTTTGACTATGTTTATGCTGTTAATAAAGTTGCTGGGTTCAGTGAATTATTGATAGATGAATGTTAATTAAATAGACTATGGAAACTTACAATAACTATCAAAACAAAGATGATGTATTATTTAGGAATATTATTATAGGTACATTACATGCTTTAGATGATAGGATATTTTGGGACAATGTTATAGACAACAAAAAAACAAAAGTAGATGTGCCTGCATATTTTACGGTTGCCGGTTCTGAAAGATTTTTAAGTGATATATTTTTGAACTCTGATGAATTAAAAAAGAATGGTAAGGCAACAGGATTGTACGAAAAATTTCCCAGAGCTGTAATGAATTTAACGGGAATATCTTTACAAGAAGAATATTTAACTAATAAATTTAAAAGAGCAAATTTCATTAAACAAACGGATGACGGAGAGGTTAAGCAATTCAATTCTGAATTTATGGAAGCACCTTTTAAAATGGACTTTGAAATTACTATATTTGTAGATTCGGTAGTTGATATATTCAAATGTATAAATGGAATATTTTCAAATATGTATAAAAACGTTTATTATTACGTTGATGTGTTTAGTGTTAAAGTTCCTTGTTATTTTGCAATTCCACCTGATATAAATAAAGAAAGGATGGTAAACTTTGGATTATCGGATAAAAAAGAAATTCAAATTACATTTCCAATTGAGGTACAAGCAAGTTATCCTATATTTAAAGGTAATGAAATATTTGCCGGAAATAGAATGGGAACCATTATAAACAATATGTATACTGTAACTGATAAAAAAGATAAAACGGATTCAGCTGGACGAAAAATTGAAGTAGAAAAGGACATATGGCCGACTGGAAATAATAAAGGAAGTTTTTACGGAAAAGATGTGATTAAATAAGTAAATAAGTAAATAATAAAAATAAAGAACAATAAAATGAGAATTAACGTTATTGAAAAATTCGGATTATACAAAAGACTTGCTGACTTAGCAAATGGTCTTAATGAACATGAGGAGTCTCAAAGTATTTGCAAAAAAGCAATTCACGATTTAAAGAGTGGTTTTACTACTAATAAATTTGAATTGTATTTAGAACAATTAAAGCAATATGACTGGGTTTCTGTTGTTGAAAATTTCTTAGAAGATGTAGAAACATTTTTAAATGAAAATGCATACGGTTTAGAACTAGAAAGAATAATGAACAAATTAGATGGTATATCAACTTATGCCCCTATTGTAGAATCTATAAAAGAAATGGTTGTACTAGAAGAATCTGAAATTAAAGGAAGTATCTCTTCATTAGCAAAGTTCAAATATGAGCCAAACGTTAGAAGAATGGTTGAATCTTTTGAAAGTGCAGAATTTGGTGTGCAATCAAATGAAAAAGCATCTATCGGAAGTTCTATAATTTCCCCTATTATGCAAGTTGAAGAAGGATTTGTTTTTTCATCTAACAGTGGAAATCATATTGTAACAAGTGATATTACTAAAGTTGAAAGATTCAACGGTAAAGTATCAAGTGAATTTGCAGCTGCTCAAAGAGCTTTAACTATCTTTAATTATAAAGGTAATAATGTTTTTGAAGCAAACATAAAAAATGCAAACATTCAAATAGTTGCAAGTGAAGAAGGAAACGAAATTACTATCAACGAAAGTAAAATAGAAAACAAACAACAGTTGACTAGAGTATTGAAAAATTCAGGATTCATCAATTACACGGATACTAAAACAAGGTCTATCGTAGAATTTATGTTCGAAAATGCAAATACATTTGTAGAATTAGATTTTGTTAAAAGTGTAGAAACTGTAAATGAAAACTTTGAAATATTCAAAATGGCAAACAACGAAGTTTCAATTTCTAAATTCGATAAGAAAACAAGAGGATTTGTTTTAGAATCTTTAGATATCGAAGATGTTCAAGAATTGTCAGAATCTTTGAATAAGAAATATGACTTAGATTTCAATAACATTCTTGAAGGTTTACATATCAATGTTGATTCTTTAGAATTTAAAAGTTTAGTTGAAAACCTTGATATTTCAAGAGTAGTTGATATGACTAAGACTGATGAAATTTATTCTAAAATAGATGAAGCAGTTGCTAAGTACAACGAATTGAATGTTGAAAACAGAGCAAATGTTGAAAAAGAATTCATTAAGTTACAAGAAATGGAAAACATCTTACTAAGTGATGAGGTTACATTCTTAGTTGAAACTAAAAAAGCGTTAGTTGAAAAACTTGACGAAGGTGAAGAGTTAGACAAATCATTTGAAATGTTGAACGAAGAATTAGGTCAATTAGTAAATGAACATAAGGAATCTAAAATAGGAAACTATATTGCATCAAGAATGGAAAAAGCTAATGCTGCTGAAAAGAAAGGACAAGGATTATTTGGTCCTGATATCATCAAAAAGGTAGAAAAAATGAAATTGATTTCTGCTGAAGAATTAGATAATATGTTACCTGACTTTATTCCAGGACCTGCCATCTACGCATTATTCAAATAATAAAATAAATTGTATAAAAAATACATTTAACTAATAAGGGAAACATTCAGTTTCCCTTTTTTAAAATTATAGATATGGCAAAAAGTAAAAATTACCTAAATAAGAAAGACTTATTAGAAGAAATTTACAAATCTAGAGAACAGGATGAATTGACTAGTAGGTGTACTAAAATGTTAATGTTACTTGCCCAAAAAACAATCAGAAAACTTTATTACAAATGTGAAGATGATAAGCAACATGCATTATCAGAAGCTTATTTTGACCTTGCTAAAAACTGGAGAAAATTTGACCCAGATTTTGCTCGTTTTCATGGATATGCTGATTTACAACCGGGAGATGAAATACGAGTTAATCCAGAAAAAGGTTCTCCTAGAACTGCAGCTGCAACCGTAGTAGAAAATTATCCGATTGCCTTATTGATTGCAGAGGTAGAACAAGAATTGAAATCTAACAAATTAAAGTTGATTGAAACTGAATATCTATCTGAAACTAAACAATTAAGAGTTGTAAGAAAATCAACTAAAGATGAAATATCAAAAGGAGATTCCGAACAACACGAATATTTTTTAGATGCATCTGAATATAATGTAATTAAATTAGATTTCATTGTAAAGAAAAATCAAAGAGATGTTGCAATTTTTGACAAAGAACAAATAATAATTAAAGACCCAAATCCATTTTCATTTTTTACTTCATCTTGTATAAACGGATATGCAAAAGGATGGAAAAGAT